TTATAATCTCGATAAAAGGATATTTAGCTCCTTTATTTCCTGCCTTTCATCATCATATACCAAAGCATTTCTATATGAATGATTGCTTGTACATATCGTTCCTATCTTGGGAATTTCTTGTATGTCAGAGTTGGATATTAATAATCCATTCAAGATACATTTACCTATATATGCGGAATGTTCCTTGAATAAGGGAATTTGTTGCAATCGTTGGATTATTGCATTAAGTGCTATGCCTTTTTCTTGTTCCCTGATTGCAGACAAAGGTAAGAGTAAATGGAACAGTACATCTCCATATTTCTCTTTTGTAATCCTCATTAATTCCGAATATGTGAGATACTTCAAGTGAAAGTTGCCACTAACTTCCCCGATTAAAGTGTCATTCAAAAAATAATATGTACAGCAAGGATGAAATTCTATTGTCAATACAATATCGCTGCCGATAGGAAGTGTTAGAGTTCTTGGGTTTTCTATTTCACCTTGATTTTCGGATGTTTTCAAATCAATTTGAGATAGCCAACACCAATATTTCTTGTACTTCTTTTTATCCAACAATGTTAGTACAAGTTCTTCATCCCATACTTCATCAAAATTCACATCCCTTTCTTCATCAAAGGCTTGAATATGATGATGCAACATTACGTTCCAAAAAAGTGCATTTGAGAACGAATATTCTTTTTCCGATATTACATTCATTTTTATTTCATTTTGGGCTGCAACTAATGTTCGGTGGCTAACCGACCTTTAAGGGGAGGTTGAGCCGCTTGTTAATCGTCTTTATTGGATTGAATGTATTATTAAAGATACTTCGTCTTTTTGATAAAGATAAGTTTTTATTATACAAGATGTTTTTTGTAATGATAAAAAAACTTTAACCGACGCTTCACAATAGGGAGACAAAGAATCAAATAGGACTAATTCAGTAGAATCCCATTTTACTTCAACTTCTTCTATTGGTTCAATCCCGTTTACGATATCATTCTCCAGAAGTTTTTCCACCGTTAAATAATCGGGAGCATACTTCCAGCGGATTATTAAGATTGCTCCATCTTTATTTACTATGCGTGTAGCCATCGGTTCATCTCCCATTACCAATAAGACATGATTGTCTATATAGATTTTCCCCAAGTAATCTGTTACGCTACATATAGCATTGTAGTTTTCTTGACCCTTCCATTGATGGGCATATTGTTGCTCAACAATGACAAATGGGCTTCCTGATGTTTCAATCCAATTATTCATATTTTTCTCAGCGATTAATGTTTGGCAGCGTTCCGCTTGTTTAGTCGGTTTGCTGTTTGTTATCCGCATTTTGAGCATCCAGTTCGTCAAAAATTATATCTAAGACAGCATTTGTTTCTTCGTCTGTGAGATTGAAGTTTTCTTGTTCGACTTTCATGCTCTCATAGATTACAGCCATATCTTCTCCTTCTGTTGAAAAGAACTGTTCTGTTGATTTAATGCCAAATTCTTCTACAAGCATTTTTCTAAATACCTGTATGGCTTCTTCCGTTCGCTTTTCTTTTTCCATATCTATTTTCTTTGTTTATTGCGGATAATGTTTGGTGGCTAACTAACCTTTATAGGAATGTTCAGCCGCTTGTTATAATAAGTTTCCAATATCAAAGCCTAATTCTTTTAATACATTTGTTTGTTCTTTTTGGTATTCTAAAGTTCCACTATGGATAAAATCTTTATTTACAATATAGCTATTGGGGAAATCCTTGTAATACCTCATTAGAAAGTCTGGTATAATTTTATAAGTATTAAAACAAAATAAAATCTACTCGGACTATTCAACTTTAATATCAACTCCCTGTTTATCAGGTGTTAATTGTGTGGAGGTGTGCTATTCCTAACATACAGCCGTACATGAGCCGGTTAATATTAGAATTTGTTCCGAGTACAAAGATATACAGAGTTGTTCAATATAAGACGTTAATTGTCAGATTTTTGTATCGGGTTTCACTTTCCGACAAAAGTGAAAGGAGTATCGAACTCATTACGAGATACATGGACGATAAAAGCCCACGAAAAAACGTTGTTTTCGAGGGCTTTTGATGTTTTATAGACTGGTTCTTTTTTGAAGGGAACCAGTTTTTGGGGTCAATCGGCGTATCGTCGATTGACGGGTTTGACGTGTATCTCGATACGTCTGTCGTCCAAGATTCGGCGGACGGCTTTCCATAGGGGAAGTTTTTCTACTCCGGCCAGTTTCATGGCCTCAACTATCATTGTGTTTTCAACTAATTGGAGGTAGTCTTCTTCCCGAATCTCGACGTATTTGTGAAGGTCTTTTTTGAGTCTTGCCATAAGTCGCGGGGTTGAATTGTTATTTCTCGCCGAAATCAGCGGGCGTCTCGCCCCACAGGGAATTGTTCCAGTGGAGCACTTCGATTTTGTCGATTTCGGAGGCCATCGCTTTGAGAAAGATTTCCGCTTTTTTGAGTGCGGCGTTTCTTTTGCGCGAGGCTGTTCGTTTCTCGTTAAACCACGTCAGGGCGGTAAGACTATCGGTGTAGATGATTGCCGGACTGAAACGATGTTCGATGATGTATTTTGCGGCTTCGACAACGCCTAAAAATTCACCGATATTGATGGTCTGGTTTCCGATATTCTGTTCAAAGAGGAGTTCGCCGGTGCCCAAATCAACGGCTCTGTACCGGGTAACTCCTCTTTTCATAGAATGTGCCCCGTCGGTGGCTATTCCACGTTCCGGGCGCATTACAAACCGGGAATGGCCGGTGTGCTGAATCCGTCGTCGGCCATTCTCCGCAGAAGTCTTGCGGCAGCGGATTTGAAGCTGTTGATTACGCTTTCCAAGTTTTCGATGTCGGTGCGGCGTTGTAACAGGGAGACAACTCCCGATACTGTCTTGCTGGAGTATGAATTACCTCTCAGCGGATCGAAGTAAACGGTTTTGTTTCCGAAGTTGACGGTTACCCGATAAGTTTCACCCGGTATCACCAGTGTGTTAATCGTGGCCTTGAAAAGAAGCGGTGTAGCCGCTACTACGACAAAACCGTTGCGTGAGTGCATTGCTTTGAGTTCGACCGAATACAATATGTTCGGCTGGACTTTGCCTTTCAGGTCTTCAGACAATACACAAATTTTCTTCTTGTAAGGTGAATCCTCACGTACTCCTCGCAGTTGCTTTGTCTTCGAATGGCGCGACACGAATCCGATGATCTCGCCGGTTCTTTCCGAGGTCGCAAATTTTAATTGCGTTCGCTCTGATATCATACTCCGTTCTCATATTATTCCAATCTGGTTGTACGGTCAATTAACAAAATGTAAATCAGTCATTATTATTGAAAATCATATCGCAAATTTATATTTTCATTTCGGAGTAAGCAAATAAATTTACGACTATTTTTTGACCGATAAACGGGCTATTTACAGAGAAAAACGGAGCCTGTTACCATAGTCTTTCGTCTTCGGAAAAATGACTGAAACGTTCGTCAGTAGTGGACGTTGAGTGGTTTCCGTGACATTTCCAATACCGATAGACTCTTTCGCCTTTGCCCACACGGAAATAAATATCATCTGCATTGATATATTGTACCCCTTGTTCGGTGGCAGGATTGATCCATGTAGCGGAATTTTTTATCCGAGGGTTCTCTCCAACGTATAATTTCTGCTTCTCGGGACCGAAAATGAAGATGTTCTGCATTCGCACGTCATCGTCCACATCGAACTGACGGGCGTATGCGGCAAAGTCGTAGATGTCGGTTTGGAGCAGACTTCCGCCGAAGTAAAAAGCCGCGCTGTCTTTCAGTTTGCAGAATGCGCGATTCAACGGCTGGCGAAGTCGGATTTCGTTCAGCCGCTGAACCGTGACAGCATCATTGGTAACGTACACTACACGGAATCCGTTTCGGGTGGTGTCGCATACTTCGAGATGACGGACGACTTCCTGCGAACGGTTGATGCTGTCGTCTATCGGGTCTCGTGAGCGGATACAGTCTTTCAGCAGTCCGATACAGATGATAAGTATCAGGAGCATCCACGGAAGGAGCCGGAAGCCTATCCGCCACCGGATTTCCCGTTCGGTCTGTCGTTTTAACTCTTGTTCTGTCATGGCGCTATTGGATTAAAGATGTTTCGGAAGGATCAGCAATCCCCGTTTGTTGAGTTCTGCACGGAGCAATTTCACTAATTGCTCCAAGGTCTTCACTTCCTGCCTTTCGCCGGCTTTGCGATGAAACAGCGGGGCGAAATAGAGTTTGTGGTCGTCCTTGGTTGGATACGAGAGGCCGCCGAGGCAGATTTTGTCCGTCCGTATCTGAAACAGTCCGTTGACCAGTTTGCACTGTTTTGAGGACGGCACCGTGATTTCGTATTCGGGAAGTGCCACGGCCACCATTTTCAGGATAGGCCGGATAACTTCATCCGCATAGTTCGGTACTGAAATAGTCAATTTCGGCACGGGTTGCATATCGGCCTCGGCACGTTCGATTGTGTCGAGCTGTTCGGAAACTTTCGCATCGCGTTGAAAGTAGCTGTTTAACAGTTCTTCTATTGTCATAACGTTGCTTTTTAATGGTTCGTGTAAATAAAGAATAATGCTCCGGACGAAGGAACCGGTGCAAGCCGCCCTGTTATTTTTATGCGGCAGCTTCATCGATATGCTGTTGAGCCTCCTCGACGGAAGAGATGGCTTCGTCGATTGCATCGATGGCGTCGGTCATACGGGAGCCGTTGTCCGATGATTGGAGGCTTTCGGGCATGTTGTCGTAGGCATCCTGTTCTTCGTCCTTGATGTCGTTCAATGATGCTATGATTTCGTCGAGGGAATCTTTCACATCTTCGAGTTGTTTTCGTCTGTCTTTGTTCATGATTGATTGGTTTTATTGATATGATATTGAATGAAATTTTGCCGCATCGTAAATCATTCATATCTTTGCATTTAAGTATTAAAGTCTATTTATGTCTAATTTTGAAATAATTATCAATTGTATTACAGCCCTCGGTGCATTGGCAACCGCAGGGACCTTTATTTATGTGATTAAAAGCCAGAGAGGAACACAGAAACAGATTGACAGTCTGTCCCAGATGGCGACTACATTTACACGCCAATATGAAATGGCACGTATTCAAGCGGGAAACACCATATACCCCAAAATCCAAATCACATTGAAACATGATGTGATGTGGGGCATGAAGATTTTGGTCAAGAATTTGTCTTATCCTATTGAGATTTACCGTATAATTGTACATACAGACCAGCATCATTCCGATATAACCATAAAGCCTAAAGGGGATTATATCGCCATAAGGCAAGGTGAAACCAAACCTATATTACCTGGTGAAATGGTGCGACATCCTTTGTACTTATATTCAGCATCTCTTCGGCTCTTTTTGGTAACCCCTTTCGATGAGGCGTATGAAATAAGATATGCGGTTAGCAATGAGCAGGAATCCTATCAATCTGAGGCTATTCCCATTTTGTTCCGTAAAGAAGACCATGAAAACGATACTGAGACCACTATCACGGCCAAAGAATATAGTATTCACGGAAATATCCCTGGAACAGTAGATGATAATTTTCCGGAAATTTCTCGGGATTCGGAATGTATTTAATTCTTATACAAGACATCAAGGCGGGCAATAACCTGATGCCGGGGCGAAACAGACGATGTCCCCTGTCTTGCGGGAGAATATGGTTACGCTTACTCCGATTTGCTTTCGGGCGGCTTTCTTCGCGTCCCGCAAGCGGACGAAAGAGCGCCTGTTTCCGTACCATTTGTCGCAGAACCAATAGTTCATGGTTGTGAGCTTTGAGACTGTGATACGAGTGGCAGTATCTGTTCTGGAAGCAAGTAGCAGTTCTGCCGCGTTCCGGAGAAAGTCCGGCCAGTCGTTGTACGGCATTTTCGACCGCCAAAGGTTGTCTTTGAGTATCAAAGGCTGAATGCTGGCTTCTTTTCCGGTATGATATCCTAAAATGTCTGCATAAGCGGCTTGTGTGATACCGTCCGATAATGCAGGAAAACAGACCCCTCCTTTACGACCGGTTAGCTCGAATTTGCCCCATGCGGATTTCACTTGTCGAACCGCGACTTTCGGCATGCCGTTTTCGTCTGTTCCGTCGTGCAACAATACCGAAGCGGAATGACGGATTTTCTTCGCTAATGATTTCGATATGAACATAGTATTTTCTGTGTTAATCGGTCATTTGTATGAATCGAACATAGTCTTCGGTGTCGTTAAAGCGTTCATCGTTGATGCGCTCGGCTAATTCGTCGAGCGTCAGTCGTTCGACTTCGTATTCGGTTTCGTCATCTTCGTCTGTGGTGCTGCGAGAAGGACTGTTTCGCCAGGCTTCGAGCAGTTGCTCATTGGAAATATTGCGGTCCAGATGGCAGCAATTCCAGATGAAAGCATAATAACGTGGCTTTGATTCATCCTGATGCAGCCAATTCTCAAATGCCTTGCTGTTGTCTTTGTCCAGCAGCAGATTCTGCCAGTGTTCCTCTACAAATTCCCGAATCACGCTTTCGTCGGCGTTGCTATTTTGCAGGAGGACCTCTACCGCATGGTCCTTCCATGTTTTCTGCTCGATGCTTAACTCGACGTACCAGTTCCAGACGGTTATAAGCCAATCTATATTGATCTCACAAAGTTCACGGTCTGTTTCCTGGACCTCCGTATTCGGGCGCTGGAGCGTACAAGTACCGTCCGCGTGATAGTCGATCAAGTTATACCTGACATAGCAGGGATAGCCGTCTTCTCCTTCTTCTTCCACGAATACGATGTGAGGTAACCACCCGTCAGGGCGTTCGGATATGTGGCATAGAGAATCTATGATATTCTGCGATAATTTCCGTTCTTGTTCTTGCGGTGTCATAATTTATTGTGATATGTAAGTAGTTGGAAAATCAATATCCTCTTCGTCGAAGTCGGTTTGATTTTCTTTGTTGTATTCTTCAATCACGGATGACGGGATGTATGTCTCGCCATCAATGTCGAAGCTCTTCTTTCCGAGAAGCCGATTTAAGGCCGTATGGTCTCCTTGAATGATTTTCTCGATGTCGTCTTTGGTCCCGTGTACGGTTATGCCCAATCGCATCCAAAGCGTACTTTCTGGTTGGGGCGTTTCGGCAGTTTTCGGGAGGATGTGATAATCGCCCCACAAGTGGGCATCCGATACGCCTTGCACGTAGGCGTTGTACTCCGCTTTTGTGGGGAATTCAATGTTCTGAACTGCACCGCCGTTATCCATCAACCATTCGGCTGACGGGATTTGGCCGGTTTCGTTATAGTATCTGATGGCATCACCACCGAAGATGATTGTTGCTTTTATCATTGTTCAGGGTGTTTGGATAAGTAATCTTGGATGGATTTGTAGCGATTCGGTATGGTTGCGTTTTCGTTGAATCCGTTCAGGCAATGCAGCAGTGCCTTTTCCATGCTGACATACCGGCGTGAGAAAGATTGGATATTATCCAGACAGTAAGCCTCTATGGCATATTTGAACGGGGCAACTCGTGGTCCGTCTTCTTTGCGGAGTTCTACATACCATCTGAAATCAAGTTGCAGGCGGAAGCCGTCCGACTCTCCGTTTTTCATCAGGCGTTCTTCGTCCAAAAGCCTGCGAACGTAAGCGGCATCAAGCGGGCCGTCATACTCTCTGTAACATTTGATTCGGGCAGTGTACATGGCGGCGTATTGCCGGATGTCGTCTTCGGTAAGTTGATACTCTTTCGGGTAGAAGTCCAACACTTCTTTTGTTGTGACGGGAATGATTCGTCCGTCTATTTCTATTTCGTAAGTCTTATTTTCCATTACATGTCTTTGTTAGTGAATTTGGGTCGTGCTCGCTGAACGACGCGCAGATCGGTATAACCGATGGCTTTCAGTTCATTGAGTAAATCTTTGTATTCGTTTTCTTGTGCGGGAGACGTATCGGCGATTACACCGGCATAGTCTGCGGCTCCGTGTTGACCGATGTGCATGTAGGATGTTACGGTGCCGTCATGTGGATTCACATCATCCGGAAAGAGTGCGATGATGTCGCCGTTCTTCCATTTTCTAAAAACCACCTTCGTCATTGCGGCCGCAGATTTCTGTGTTCACGAGGATGTCGCCCACGGTTTTCGTGTCTCGGTGGAGCTGGTCGAGAATATCGTCGATATCCTCTTCGGATACCTCGTTGCCGTTTCGGTTCTCGATGTCGTAGCGAACCGTGGCGTAAACCGTCTTGACATCGGTTGCCCGAGAATCGTTGTTGTTCCCGGCAATGCCATCGGGAGACGTGATGTCGAATTTCATCAGTTGGGCAAGGCGGTTGTATTCCTCGTCGTAGAACCGGTTGTATTCGTCCTGATACTCTTCCTTGTAACAGGTTCCGCTGTCAGGATCGTCAGGGTCCTCCGGTTCGACAAAGAAATCGAAAGGCATTTGGTGTTTGTCAACCAATCGGGCAACGGCCAAATCGCTGGCAATTTCCATGATAGACGAATTGATTTCGTCTTTGTTCTCTCTGTAATACTGGTGTAAGTCCATATCATTGTTTTTTTAGAATTGCATTTAACGGGGAATCAGTTTTATCCCAAGTGCGAAGGCAAGAAAAGCAAGTATCCCTGTGTAATGCTCGGGGAGAATTTCGAGCTCACGCGTAATGGCACCTTCATGGTCATTGATGCCACCGGCTTTTAATCGCCCTGTTCCGTCGAGATAAACGTTGGTAATGTTGATATTCCGAGCGCCACGTCTTCCATAGAAAATCATTGTTACGGGATAATCACCACCTCCGTATTCGTCGGTGACGGGATATGATGTTATATTCCCGCCATGTCGGGTAAGCAGACGCTCGATAAGTAGTTTCATCTGCTGTTGCAGTTCCTTTTGATACTCTTGCAATTTTCGGTAATCTTGTGCATCCTGCTCATCGTTGTCGGGATAGTCTCGCCGCATATAAGCGGTTATTGCAGCCTCTGCCGATCCGTAATCGTGAATCTCTCCGCCCGGGATGATAAAGCTATTCAGCATCTCGGCTTCCGACGCATCCTTGTGTTGCCGGTACACCCTGCAAAAGATATCGTCCACATGATCGACATGTGTATTGCCTGTCGATGTGTACTCGATAGTATAGTCTTTGTATTTCATAATTTGACGATGTATTTTTCTGTTAACTCTGCACGTAGTTTCCGGTTGCCCTGTGCGATTCGGGCGATGAGTTTCTGAATGTGTTTGTTTGCCAGTTCGGCTACCTTTTGCGGTGTCGGCTGGGGCATTGCGAATTTCCGGCAGGTCTCGGAGCAGTATTTCTGGCGGGCACGAAGCGGTTTTCCGCAGGCCGGACAACGGCGTTTGCCATCCGTTTCGAGAATCCCCAACACACCGGCATGGATACCTTGCCACCATTCCAGACGGTCAATCTCGTAAGCCTGAAGAGTTACGTTGTTGGAGAAATCCCGGGCCTCCAGTTCGACCGAGATTTCGGAGTTCTCCACGATGACTTTGATGGCCGGGTCGTCGTAGGGAGTTCCGTCGTTATCGAACCAAATAATGAAGGTCGGATCCTCCTGTTCTGCATAATCGCCCAACGAGAGTTCCGTCAGACCATTGTTTTTCAGAATGGCCACAATGGCGGCCATGATATTGCTTATGTTATCCATAAAGAAGAGGTTTTATAAAGATTAGTTGATATGTTAAAGAGACCGGCGTTACCCGTCTCTTGATTTTTCAAAAAAGGTGGAGCTGCCGGGACTCACGTCAGGACAGCTCCGGTTATCATTATGGCGAATGATGTATCAATAATTGAGTTGAATGGTTCCGTAAACTCCGGCAATCTCGTCCTGTCGGATTCCCAGATAGACCATTGTCACCTGTGGCGACGAGTGTTTGAGAATCATCGACAGCAGGATCAGGGCCTCGGTTGTGCGCCCCATCGATTCGTAAACGTAGCGACCGAAAGTCTTGCGGAAAGTGTGGCTGGAGAATCGTTTGATCGGCAGCCGATATTTCACCCGCAGATATTTCAGGGTGTCGTTGATGTACTGTGAAGTATAGGGTTTCTTCGTTTTGGGGTTGCAGATGACCGGCAACCGTTTATCCGGTGAACCGAGCAGTTTATATAGCGACGTGATTCGCCGCTGTACGTTTTCGTTGAACGGAATCTGGCGCGTCTTGCCGGTTTTCTGTTCGATTTTGTAGAGTGCATCTCTTTCGAGTACGTCTTTCCATGTCATGGAAAGAACATCTGACACACGGCAGGCGGTACAGAAAGAGATGCAGCAGTAGAGTTCCCAGAGGTAGTTGCCGTCTTCGTGAAGGCTGGAAAGCAGGCGGATGAAATCCTTGAATTCCAGCGGCTCGGCGGTGGTGATTTGACCTTTGACTGACATAGGCAGATAGGATTTACGTTTATGATACGGCATCATGTGCCTGTTTTGGTGGTCGGGGGTTCCTGAAAGAGGGACATGACTTTCGCCCACGTTTCCCGCGTCCGGAAATAGTCGTCGTAGCCTTCCTGATTGATGAAGAAGACGTAAGGCGGAATGTCGGACTGCTTGAAGAGGTTGTACTCTTTTTGGTCGAGTTTGCGGACCGTGGGAAGCCCCGTTCTGCATAGGGCTTCGTTGACAATCCATGCACCCCGGAAGTTCTCCATCCGGAGTGAGTCGATGCAGACCACTTCGCCCACACAGCCATTTATCAGGAAGTTGCACACGCACATCAGGCAGCAGGTGTAGTCGATGTCCCAGGCGACAAGATAGCTTTGCGGTCGGTCGGCCTTGGCCGCCAACAGCGTTCGGCCACTGCCTGCCGTAGGGTCGCACACAGAAATGATTTTGGACGGTGATTCTTGCTTGCCCATAGTTATCTTCGACATAAGGTCCGTGATGTGCATGGGTGTGAAGAACTGGCCTTTCTGTTGCTGGCCGCTCTGGGAGGTCAGTGCCATGAACAGGTCGCCGAAAGCATCGTACCAGCCGTGCCGTTCGATCTGCTGCGACATGATTTGTATCCATGTGGCGAACATGTCGTAGAATACTTTGGTCTGCTCTTTATTGTACCTCCAATCGGAGAGCGGAGGCGTGTCGGGGAGCGAGAACCCGTGTACGATGTAGCGCAGCAGGTCCTGAAAGACGGTCTTCACGTCCAGTCCGTTCCGATACGTGAAGTCGTTGATTTGCTTTTCCAGTTCTCGGACTTCTGCCGGGGCGTTGTATCCTTTACTCATAACAGTTGAAGAATAAAAAAGGCGGAGAACTTTCGCTCTCCGCCTCGGGTGAATAAATTGTGTTTACTATGTCGTTTCATCGGGTATTTCGTTGCCCGTATAGGGATGATATAACGGTGTGTTGCCGACAGCTTCCGCGTCAATGGCAAAGCTGCCGAGCTCCACATCATAGAAGAGTTCCAGTTTCATCGGTTCGGTGGCGGCAATGTGTGCGGCCTCCGATTGTGACAAACCGGAAATCATCAGGCTTTTTACCCTTTTTCGGAAAGTCTTCGGGTTGGTTTGGGGTGTCGTCCAAACCTCAACGATTTCCTCTTCGTCATCGGTAATGGCGACAGAGTGGTCGAGAGTATGCAATTCTTTCATCATTTTGGATCTTCTTACTCTTCGTCCCAATAGTTCTTCTTGTACAGCTCCCGTTGCTGGTCGAAAGACAAGGAGCTCCACCATGCGTCGAGGTCCTCGGCATCGCCGGACAGCCGTTTGTTTTCTTCCAGATCAAGGTGTTTCCACCACTGGTACATTCGCTCTTTATACTCTTTCAATGAGACGAAATAGTGAGCCTCTTCACACGAGTCGCACCAAAAATCGTCACTGGAATCATCAATGTCCGAGATGTGTTCATTCGTGTTGCCATCGACCCATGCCCGTATCTGAATGTCACGGGAACCGCAACATTCGCATACGTTGATTTGGCTTTCATCTTCCTCCTTCCTTTCGGTAACGAACCTTTGTCCGTCATAGAGTTCGCACGCCCGTTCCACGATTTTGTCGCGGGCGTTGTTGCCCAGTTCAGCATAGAAGCGTTCGGCCGCACCCGACAACGTGGCGCTGCTCAGACCGCACCATTTTGCCCAGAAATGCCCGGCCATGCTCCCGAATACGGTTTCGCATTCCGTTTTGCTCCAGCGGTTCCACATGTAGTAGAAGAAGCTGGAGACGATGTTTTCATTTGTTCGTTTCATATTTTCAGATGTTTTAGAACCAAGAGATGAGAACCCAATCATTGCTCGGGTCGCTTGCTTTGATCAGGAGGTCGAGCACATTTATAAAGTCTTCTTTGCTTGTTCGTGCTCGGTTCAACTCCTCGTGAAATTCCTCGGCATGTGCCTGATATGTTTCATTTTCCTCACCAATGATCGTTCGCAAGCGTTCCAATTCAATGCGTTGAACTTCGTAATCGTCATCGAACTCATCTTCTGCCGAATTGGCGATATCGAACATTGACAGGATGTTGTAAAATGCTTCTTGTCCGTCACCGCCGAACATTCCGTGGTTGCAATTCATGTATTCGATGCGGTAGATTTTTCCGGTGTGTAAACTTCTGCTCATATTGTATTGTTTTTTATTGTCGGTCAGAAAATGAAATCGACGATGACACGCTTGTCGCCGGAGAGTAACCGCTCGTGATTTACATCATCGTATTTGTAGGTGATGTATTTCTTCACTTCACGGATATATTCTCCACGTACCCAGACCGGAGCGGTTTCGCGGTCTGAGAGGCGGAAAAACTCTCCTTTTCTGAGTTTTCGGATTGGTTTCTGCTCCATGCCATCACTCGTTTATTTATGCGGCTATTCCGAGTTGTCGGGCGGCATTCCGCATTTCTTCGTATCTGATGCGATGACAACCGGCCGTCAGAATGTCATTTTTGTATGAATTGATACTCCAATTATGGTTGTTGGCATCATGGACAAGGTCATGACGGAAGTCGGCTTCGTTTTTGTGGAACAGTTCGACCAATTTCCAAAGGCGGACAGCTTCCTTGGCTTTGACCTGAATGCCCATTGAAGTCTCGATGCACCCGTTGCGTACCCGGAGCAACGCATTGAAGTCAAGACCGTAAGGGAGGGTGAACCACCTATTCGAGATTTCTCCCGAATACCACAGTTCTTTTTTCTCCTCGAAAGACATGTTGGCTATACGGTGTCGTTCCTCTTCCTCACGCAACCATCTCTCACGACGTTCGGCATACCGCTGCTCCCGTAGTTCTTCATTACGACGATTGATTGCGTCCTGCCGTTCTTTACGTTCGGCAAAATGCTCCCATAGTAGCGGATCGCCGGTACGGTCAATAAAGAGTTGAGAAAGCAGGGTTTTGTATTCTGTGGCTGATGTGGTCTGAAGCAGACCTCGTGCAAGAATATCGAGGAACAACTCCTGATATTCTGACTTGTTTTCTCTCGGCAGTTCACTGCAATAACGAGGTCGTTCGCCTGTTACGGTCCAGAATTTCGTAATGTCTTTTTTTGCGGTACTGCTCAATTTGGCCAGTATCGGCATGAGCCAGCGACCGGTTGCGGACTTTTGCCGTTTGTCAAGTCCCCAGAATTCAATCCAGCGACCGATGTTGAGCAGGCATTCTTTGACATGTTCCGTATAATTCTGGGTACGGGATTTCTGTTGTGCATTGATGTACTCACTGATTTCTTCCACCTGATCGACAATGTAATATGCCGATTCGTAATAGCTACTTTCCAGCAGTTTATCATTGTGTAGGGAAACCGACCGGGGCGTGTAGAAAATCAGTTCTCCGTAGGGAATCGCTTTCCGCACCATGCCCATGTGTTTGCAGGTGGTGTTGGAATAGGTCCGGGTCGTTACCAGATAGGCTTTTTGCCCTTGTTGATTTGCTTCTACCGAAGCACATCGGAAATGTGACCCGTAGGAATAAATATCTTTGCCCTCGAAGTAGAAGTTGCGCCCATTCCGTGCGCTATCCTGACTTTGATGTGCCCATAGATGGGCGACCATCGGGGCATCTACGACGTATCTCATGATGTTTCTGTTTTATCTGTTGAAGAATAGTTGAAAATGAAAAAGAGAAGGCGATGACCTTCTCTTTCGTGTTAATTTTTATAGTCGTTCGAGAACCTTCCGGAGGAATTTTTTGCTCAGTACCTGTTTGCAGACTGTGACACCGGACCATCCGTTACCGGAGTTCTTGTCGAGCAGTTCCCTTATGAATGTCAGCCAATCTTTGACCGGCTTTTTGTTCAGCACAATCAACAGGCGTTCGGCTTGAATTGTCCAGTCGTGGAATTCCGGAGACCAAGGGGCGTTTATCAGTTCGGACATGGGAATCGTGAACATGTTTTTCCCGATTGGCCTGACAGCCGGATTTTGCCCTACGCTGCGCACGGTATCGGCAATGGCCTGTTCTATACGTTCTTTCTCCCGCTTATACTGTTCTTCCAAACGGTCGAGTGCGTTGATTTGGTCTGCTAAAATACCCATCCGACAAAAGGTCTTTTTATGCCGAGTTCCTCGCTGGCCTCATCGCTTCCGCAATCACATTTGCCGACGGGCTTTCCTGAGCCGCATTTGCAGAGATCGATGCCCCAATGGTTGACGCAATGATTGCAATTACAGAAGACCTGCGGCAGACGTTCTCCCGTGAATCCGATACGGTCGAAAACTTCGCGGCTCATACTGTTACTTGCGCCGTTCTCGAATGTTACGGTCATCGCTCCGCATACGCATTCCTGAATATATTGTACCTGTATCATGTCACGCGGATTCGAGTTGGAATTCGATGCCGGAAGGCAGTTTGGAATAGTCCACTTTTTTCAGGAAGCGGTCAAATTGTTCCTGGGTAACGATGTCGTTCTTGGAAGCATAGTCCCGCCAGTTGAATACGCCCGTGTTTCGATGGTCGTAGTAGATGAAGTTGTCGAGTGGCATCCCACAGCGAAGCACGTGGAGTTTGACAGCGAGTTCCTGATCGATTTTCGCCTTTTCATTTGCCGCATGGGTTTTAAGGTCTTCTATTTTCTTCCGTTTGGCGGCAAGCAGGGCTGCGTGCCTGCGTTTTTTGATGTTGGCGGGCAGATAATACCCTTCGGCAATTCTGGATTCCACAAGCTGGAATTCTTCCTCTGTGAGAGGGGTGAATTGATAGCGAACGGAGGTGTCCTCAAATTGTTCTCCGGTCAGCTCTTCGAGTTGTTTGATTGCGGCGCGGGCTTCCTCCTCCCAACGAGTAGGTATGCCCATCGTCTGAAGCAGGTAGGTAAAGTAAAGTTGGTCTTCCGCCTCACGAAGGAATCGGTCGTACTCTTGTTGGGTAATACGGAGTTCGCTCATTGTAACCTCCTTGGAACTGTTTCGCAGGTGGTAAAATCCGTTGCCTTGCGCATACATCGGTGCTCCTTTGGCATCGCACAAGTGTAAGGCGATGAACGGACGCAGTTCGGGAAAGGCCACTGCAATTTGTTCATGGCAACACCCTGCCATGCACCATTTCCAGACGCCGTATTTGTCCTTTTCGTAGATGGTTGCTGTAATGCCGAAGTCGGCATGTCCGTTGCGGCAGTCATCGTCGAGCCGCACCTTAACGTCTATTTTGTAGCCGTTTATGATTTTTGTTGCGTTATATTTCAGTTTATCAGCCATTGCGGTATGTGTTAGTTTGTTGATAATGCAAATTCCGGGAATGGGAGCTCCAGACCGAATGTGCGGAGATGTTCGGACTGGTTTTGCCGGTTGTCCTCGGCAATTTTATCATCGATGTAAGCCTGGCATTCGCTTTTGAGTTGGTCAAGCCCGTCATCACCGAAGAAGCCCCAGCAACTGTCCAGAATTTCCGTGTCGTCATCTTCCGGCGTAACCTGAAATCCGTACACTTCACCATGCAGGTATTCATTGTACGTGTCGATTTCATTTTGGAGGTATTCCTCGATTTTCTTGCGGCGGGATTGCGTGAGCACATTCCAGCCGTATTCCTTTTTTACCTGTTCAACACTGACCGCCACAATCCCGAACCATCCGCTGTCCCATCGGCACGAGAAGGGGCCGGATGAAATGCTGAGACCACTATGGTCATAGAGAAAAAGGTTCAAAGCGACATGTTTTTGCAGGAATGATTTCCGAATGTTTCCGGGACGGCCGTCGCATACTTCGTCGAAGTCGAAATGTTCGTCGAACTCCTTTTCAGGACGGTAACGTCGGTGTGCCGTGTAGAACGTGCCGAGGTTGCTCCACTCGCGCGGACTTTCGGGACAGTCATCGTAGTAGATATTGATGTGGTGTCCTTTATAGGTTATTTGTTCGTATCTGTTCATATCAGTATGTATAAGCAGTTTCCAACTCGCTTTCGTAATTCTCGAAAGCTATAAGGTTCTCTTCGTCCGTCACATCCTGATCCCAGAACAGTTCGACAAAACGCTCTATCACATCCCGCATGGCGCGGGTGTATTGTTGGAGGTATTTTACGGCCCTCGTGCGCCAATCTGTCGTTTCGTATTGCATGATGATTTATGTTTTTGATTGTTCATTCAAATGTCGTTTCGATAGTCGAGCAGGTATTGCTCGAAATGGTTCTCACAAATGATTTGGTTACGGTCGGTGTCTGTGGAGAAATCATCCCACTTGTAACCGTAATCTTTCAGTAATTCTTCTTGCTCCGACCGGCTGAAATCCGTCACGTCGATTTCACCTTCTCGCCAAAGCATATTGTCCGTTGCGAATTTTCGGACTTCGGGTACATTGTGCGCATCGTGCAGAAATTCTGTCGGGTATCCGAGATACCGCTGGTAAATCCGATTGGATTCCGTTTCAGCACACGGTAGCAAGTCACGGTGGCAGGTATTAGGCTCGCAATACCAGAATACCGTATCCGATATTTTCAAGCAGAATTGCAGTTGGTCGGGATCGGTGCATTGAATGTCCGGGTTAAGAAGCCGCTTCATGCGATTTCAAATTGTACCGAGAAGTGGAATTCTTTTCGGAGGTGAACAATTTCCGCCATTGTTTCAGGGTCTTTCCCGTATGGGTAGAAGATTGTGAACTGGCGGGTCAGGCACCGGATGCCTTTCTTTCGCAGTTTGTACAGCAGGTACGCCCTGCGTCTGAGTTGTTTCTTATTCATTGTCGTTACATTTTTAGAGGATACATAATAATGTGACTACCGATATGGGGCATGGCTTTATCCGTTCGATGTATGGTCTTCCGGAAGGATCCTGAGGCACGGCGTGTAGCCAGCGCCTCAGGATCCTGTCAAGGAAGACGAACTGAAAGTTTTCGGTCCATCACATCAAGCCTGCCAGGCGATGACGGCTTACTTCCTACGCCACTGGGCCATCTTCTTTTTGATGTCGATGCCGTTGTCGTCGAGCATCTTTTTCAGTGCGGCAAGCAGGCGCCAGCCATTGCCGTTCTTATACTCTTCGGCCTTGGCCGAGAGGAATGCGAGCGACTGGTATTTGTCCAACCGTCGCCCGTTGTCGTCGATGGCCGTACAGTTGTGAAAGCGGATGAGGTTTTGCATCGTGTAGAATGCGCCGGCGCCCTTGTAGGCATCTATCCACGCCTTGCTTTGGGGTGTGGAGTGCTTCATCTTGAACCGCTTGTCGTTGAACTTCTTCACGGCATTGTAGAGCTGGGTGGCATTTTTAGCCGCTCCGATATGGTACGCTGCAAGACGCAGCGGGCTGTAGAGTTTGGAGTGCAGGTCCTGCACGAAGATGTTGTGGCTGCCGAGACGTTTGTAAGGAATGCCCTTGCATTTCTTGACCGGTAGGCCATCGACATGCGCTTTCAGGTGTTCGATGTAATCTTCCGCCATAGCCGTGGCGACCTTGACGTTGAACCAGCGGTTCCTGTCCGCAAAGTTCTCGGGGTCGTTGCGCTCCATCTTCATCTGTGCACGCAGTTCGTCGAGCAGCATTTTCCACTGGTATTCAAAACCAAAACGGTGGATCATCTCGGTCACGCCGACCGGATTCCAAGCACCGTAGTCCTTGTAGGAGAGCATGTGGAACATCTGCGCCATGACGAAGCGGCGGAACAGACGGCGGTTTGGTACGGTTCCCTTTTCGAGGATGTAATCGAAAATCGGGTCGTTGTCGTCCAGAATCGACAGCTTGCCGTTCTTGTTCGAAGCGACATAATCGCCGCCGTTGGCTCCCTGCATAGCGAATAGGCAGCTCACGTCCACGCCGACACTGCGGAGTGCCTCGATGCGTTCGTGCGCCGTCTTGGGCAGCTGTGCCTGTTTGTTTGATGCCGTAGCAGTTTCTGCGATGGTAACTTTTTTGCCTGCGATTGCAAGTTCCGTCCCGCATGTCGGGCACGTAACATTCGTCTCTTGTTTTTTCCTCATGATTAAATAGTTGATTGATTATTATTCGGCTCTACCCATTGTCTGAGTATCACCAGGTCCTTGTCTTCTTGGCTCTGCCAGAACCACCGGCCGAACTTCTCGGGATTCCATTTGAAGCCGCCGAGCAGTTGGCAGAGGATGAATAGTTCCAGCTCGATTTGTGATTTGTCGCGCCGCTCTCCATAGAGCATGTCGTCGTCACTCAATTCTCTTTCCGGCAATGCTCCAAAATAGCGGCGCGATGTACTCTCGCTGCGTTCCGACGGAATCGAGTGCTTGTAACTACGGTATAGTTCTTCCACTTTCGAGAAGAACTCCTCATCGCTGCAATGCGGTACTCCGAGAACGCCTTCATACGAGCCGTCCCGGATGACATACTTGCCGTTTACTTTGAGGCTCCGCGTTTGGAAGTCAACTTTGAAACGCGCCCCGTTTTCTACGGCACGGACTGTTTCTTGATAGATATTGTCCATAGCTCCTACGAATTGGCCATGTCCGTTCTCCTGAAGGCGGGAATGCTCAACTTCAGGTTGTCGTTAATCAGGAATTTCCTGTCGCACTCGCAAATGATGTGGGTGTCCGTTACCCGTTTGATTCTTCGTGTAACTTCGTCATGGGAGGTGTAAGGCTTCCCGTCCTTGGTTCCGTTATCTATATCTCCCGAGATATGATACCAGTTTCCGATTTCAATGTCTTTTACGTTCATTTTTTATCTGGTTAAATTGTTTGTCATTTTATGCACTCGAATCGATGACGCATGGCTTTATAGCTCTGATGAATACAGTAGGTCCTGGATCCAGAACCAGGTAATCGCCTGGTCAGGATCCAGGTAGAATACTGTATGCTAAATTCGATTCCTCGTGCAAAATCGGGCTGCGTTGCCCGTAAGTCTCAATCAGGCCGGCACATTGCTTTATCAGGTCGATATGAGCAGCTATTCAGCTACGGACCTTGTCCATAGGCATCTAATCAGATGCCTTGGACTACGGTCCTTGATGTTATTAGCTGCACCATTAAACTCCTGACCTTGACCTTTTCACTTTGTGCTAAGTTTTGCGGTTCTTAGGATTGTGGCACGTTGCTCTAATAGGTCGATGTGTGCCGCGATTTGAAGTCCGGGCAGCGACGTCGTGTTCCTGATAGTGAATAACGACGTCATTGCCGGGACTTCATTGCTTGCGGCATGCTGATTCTTGTCCCCTGAACCGCAGTTTTCCGTGCTGAAAAAAAATCTCATTCGGACGGTACATTCCTTTATTTTCCTGATGTGCGCTGCTCTGTTCTGCTGGCCTGATATGTCCTCATCTCCGAGCGGAGATGAGGAGGTATGCGGCCGCAAGTTCAAGAGCTGCATAACTGAAATTCCGACCTCGACTTTTGTAGCTGTGTACTCAGCTTCTCATGATTCTCAGAATATCGGCACATTGCTTTATTGCTTTGATGTACGCCAGTTTCGGAAGCCGGATGGTCGCCGTCGTATGACGTTAGGGATACGACGGCGCCGGACGGACTGTATCGAAACTCGGCATATTGAATCATATTCCTTGAATCATGCTTTCGTGCTAAAAAAGAAGAAGTTCTCATAATGACGACACATATCTTTACTTGCTTGATGTCACCCGCGAGAGCCCAGCTCTTGAGGAGTCTGAAGGTGATGGTCCGATCACCTTCAAGACTCTCGATAGAGCTGGGTTACACACGCGGGAATCTCAAACTCATTCCTCGAACTTCTGCTGATGTGTTTCAGTTTCTTTCGTGCAGATGTCTGGCTGGATGGCACATTCCTTTATCACTTTGATGGTTACAGGCTATTGCCAGAAGAAATCCTGAATGAAACCGGTCGATAAACCGGATTTCACTCAGGATAATTCTGGTTAAATTACCTGTAATATGAATTCCAGCCCTTCATCAGCTTGCCGTGCACTCGGCATTGTTACAGTGATGCTACCAGCGTGTTGTACACAGCCCGACTTGTTAGCAGTGCATTCCTCATGCAACCAATCGTTAGATAGCCGGGGATGTTGCCTCCGGTTTTGGAACGGTTTGCTTTCACATTACGCCCACGCCCCCGAACAATACATCCGTCAGACTTGTTTCTGACATATCCCAGACCTCCGACTTTGCGTTTACCGGTTGCAACTGCCCGCAGACAATCCATGACAAACATATTCAGTTCGTCAAGATCTTTCCGCACGTTGCATACAGGAAGAATCTGTGTCGCCCAACTGAACTCGCCGTTGCCCTTGTACAGGTAACGGTTCACGGCATGGACGGCTTTCGTCAGCGTCGTATCCCGACAACGAATCGTTCGTTGTTCAATCTCTTTCTGGAAGGTTTTGATACGGCTGGACGAGAGTGAAATCATCTTGCCTTTGATGCTGAATCCGAGAAATTTGAACCAGTTGTCCGCTGTTAGGTACTCCACCTTTTTCGGATTTAGCTTCATGGATTTCTCGGCAAGTCGCTGTTGGAGCAGTTCCATTGCCTTTTCATAGTCGGCACCGACGAAGAGCATGTCATCCGAATAGCGGACGTAGTAACCGTTCATTCGGGATAGCTCCTCGTCCAGATCGTAGAGCAGCACGTTGGCCAGCCAGCTCGCTACGGCGCAGCCCTGCTTGAGGGACTGGTAGCGGCTTTGGAGGGTGTTGTGCTCGTCGAAGTAGAGGTCCGAATGATAATATTTCCGCAGCACGTCGATTAAAGCGGAATGACCGTGTTTGGCTTCAACCTTATCGAATGCCTCATCGACGAATTGAATCGGGACGCTGTCGAAATATTTGGAGAGGTCGGATTTCCAGCCCAGAACTCTGTTCTTTGCAGCGTTCACGATCTGATGACTGACCTCGGTAACCACTCGGCCGCAACCTATTCCTGTCTGGTAGGACTTGCATGTTTCGTGGAGCATTTCAGGCATCAGGTCGAACAAGAGGTCGTTGGCGATACTGAGTATCACACGGTCCATCGGCTCGTTTACATACACTGTGCGGAACTCGCCGTTGTCTTTGGGGATTTGAGCCGTATGGGGCGGCGAGATTTCGTACTTCCCCAGCATCATGGCTTCAGCCATTGCCAGCCGGGTATGTTCGTCGGTCAGTCGGATGAGCTGGTCTTTCCGGATGTCTTTGCCCACACCTTTCTCGATTGCTTTCGTCCATCGCTCGATGTCGAAAAACATTTGCAATATCTTATCTGCCATTTACAAGTTAATCATATTGTTAGAACGTTAATCTTTGTCTTTATGCTCGGATTGCCACAGCCGATATGCTCTCTCGTTGCGTTTTTTCGGGCTTAATTTTTTGCAGGTTTTGCAAAACGCATTAAATAATCCCTGACTGATGTATTCCTCACGGGTAATAGGTTCTCCGCAGCATTCACATCTGTATTTTTTATCTGCACCTAACATAGCTATTTGATTTGTTTGTTATCACACACGAGCACATCCCCGACAATGTAGTCCGATACACTCGGGTGGTTTTCTTTGAAAATGCGGGTAGCCGCAGGATTGTATGCGAGGTCATTTATTTTCCCCTCTTCGTTCACGACCATGATTTCCGTTTCGTTCAGAAATACAAGTTCGATGTCTCCGCCGACTATTGCCTGCATTTCTTTCAGCGTAAAGTCGGTCCCATTGGCAGGTTGCACCGATTGGCGCGTCCCATTTGTTTTTATGATTTCTGTCATTTATTTCTTATGTGTAAAAGTTATTATGGTTTGACCGTCATAACCGAATTTTGCTGTTAGACCAAAAGCCTCGGCATCGGAACTGATGCAGCAGATGTCCCAGACATTTAGTTCATGGGCACAAGTTATGACAGTGTTGTTTTCTGAGATAAGCGGTGATTTGCCTTTCAGCGCAGCACCGCCGCATATTCCACGCAGGATTACTCCACGCTGGTGGGTTGTAAGTTCTTTTGTTTCCATCGGCAAATCGGAATTTGTTAAAGAATAGATGCTATCCGAATAATCCGGTCGGAATTCGGGCATATTTTTTGTCGGCATACGTTCTAAACTGCACGTATCCGGTTCATGCTGTTACCAGTTTCAGAATCCGAAACAAGGAGCACACGGAGCCGTCAGCACGCGGATTCCGACCCAGACAAGCAAGAGCAAGCCTGCGACAAACACCGTGTTCAGAATGGCATCCTGCCGTTTGCGGGCAAAGGCGATTATCTTCTTCATGGCTTTGATTATTACGGTTCGACTACAATCGGGCATAAAAAAGGCACGAGTTCTCCGCCCGTGCCTGCACCGATATATTTCACACTATGCTATGCCGCCGGTGTCGGCGACGGTGGTAGTATCGGCATTTTAATGATACGGCAACCCTCGTTGATGAGCACACGATATACCCGCATGAGGTTGCGCCCGCGAAAACTGCTGACCGTTACACTTTGCACACCAGCTTCACCCAGACGCTCCAGCGTGGGTTTGGCAGCTTTGAGATGCTTGAAGCAGCCGTAACTCTCGGTTCCGGCATTGTTATATACGTCTATCATATTACATTAGTTTTTTGAGAAATTTCCAAGCCTGCGGGCTGTATCTCCGGCACACGAAATTCTCTAACGATTCGGTGCGTTCATATCCGCAATTCTGGCATAAGTACCGCACAAATTTGTGCGTGATGAAGTGCAGCATTCCCGTTTCATGGCTTTTGCAGCGGTCGAAGTACGGGGAGATACCGAGCGCAAAGTGGGCAGAAAATTTTCTGCCACTTCGTTGAAAGCGATGAGTTTATACATGGCATGAAACAAAAAGGACAGCGCACATTTTCTGCACGCTGTCTTGCTTCGATTGTATAGGGTTCGTTATGCCGTTACGCTGCAACGGCTACGGGTTCCGCTCCGTTTCTCGGTTTTCTGCCACGCCTGCGGGCAGGCTGTTCCGCCACCGTTTCGGCTACGGGCATCGCACTTTCGGCGACAACCTGTTCGGCAGGCTGTTCGATCTGCACCTCTTCGGGCTGTGCGATGTCTTTGGGCAGTTCTACACGGAAATTCAGTGCCTCCATGAGTGCTTTGGTGGCATTGTGGATGTACTTCTTGCGGTCGCGGGCGGAGCGTTCCAAGTCCTTTTTGGTCGGCATTAACCCGATTCGTGCCCATACGCTTGCATCGAGGTCAAAGATTTTGACCGTAATGCCTGCGGAGGTGCGAATGATGAGCCGGTGCGGAGTTCCTGCACGGAGTTTCGAGCGGATACCGTCATTCGATTCACGGAGCAGCGATTCTTTGGTCTTCACTTCCCAGAATGTCGTTACCACGTTACGCAGTACACGGAACATTTCGTCCTGCGTTTTCACGGTCGCTTCGTAATCGGCACCGAAAAAGTGCATAGCCGTGTTTTTGCCGTCTTTGCCGGCATACTCGAAAACCACACCTGCGGCATTAACTGCCATGTTTGCAAACTGTTCTGCATTTAACTTGCTGATTGCCATAATGATAAAATTTAGTTGGTTTCTATGCGATAGTGCATATTGAGGGCACTGCGGAATCGAACCGCACGTTCTGCGGATGGCAAAACGGCACGACCTGTGCGTGCCCAAAAATCGCACGCTACCTTTCACCCGATAGCGTGCAGATTTCATCTCAATTTGCACCTCACTAAAACGTGCCCTATACTCGCTATTTCGGAAAAAAGCCCTATATTTGCATCGTTCACACGCAAAGACGATTATCCGCTGTCATGGCAAGCCCGACATACTCCAATTTCGACGGGTGCTTCTTTGGCACGTCCCCCGTCTTTTCCAACGGGGCAGCTAACATTAGGGCGGTTGGCGGCTGGTGATTGTGGGCATGACATTGGCAATGCTCTTTTCTCAAGCTCCGTGCGGATTGTTTTTACCGCATAGCGATTTTTATCTCCGGCTGCGCAAGGGCAGACTTATGGCATTATTTTATCGCCTCCCTTTTCCATACGACTCTCGCCCTCCCAAAATCACGGGCTTTGCGTATGCGGACAAAATACACGTATTTCGACCGTTCCGACTTGCGGCATTGGTTTGCCGTTCCGCTCGGTGTGGTTGTTTGACACCCTATTTAAGCGTTCCAAAACGCACGGACGAATTTTTGATTTTCCAAGCCTCAAAAATAGGTTTCCCACAAAAAAGGCTTTTGTTTTCTCGCTGTTGCGGTTTTTGCTGTCTGTTTCTTACTTACTGACTTTTTTTGTTTTTACTATTTACAGACTTGTTGCGGTTGTGTCGCTTTTGAAAGTCTGTATATTTTTTGTTTCTGTTTTCCCCGTCTGTTTGTCGGGGCTGTTTCCCTTTCGGTTCAATTCAACTCTAAAACAAATTTTTCAATCCTCCAAATAATTTTTTTCGTCCGACTGACAAAACGGCTCTAAAATAAGAGTGGACGCCCGCGCGCGAGGGCTATTCCTATTTAATTGAAAATCAATCTATTGTAGAAAAGAAAAATTTTTTTCAAAAAAAATATAGGGTTCAACGCTCAAAAACAGACTGAAAGAAAAACTATATATATTGATAGTCAATTATTTGCGAGTTAAAAACAGACTAAAAACAAGGGAGAAAAAAATTTTTGCTTTCAACCCGAAAGAAACAAAGGTCTATTTATAGGCTTTTAGCTTCACTTTTCTACAAAGTGAAGGTGTTAAAGTATTGAATAACAGCATACTAATAATTTTTGAAAAGAACGGGGTGGGTACTGCCTCCGGTGCGGATTCGATACGCGCCCTACGGCCTGATTTTCAAGTCCCGTTTTTGGCTCTGACTTTTTTGTTCAAAGTTTGGCACGGTTTCAGGGGATTATTTGTTCAAAACAGGACAGGATTTGCAGAGGGAGAAGAAGTCCTGACATAGATAGACTTTGCAAGAATCCATTTACCCGCCAACTTTGCATTGGCGGATCCTCTTGACGATTGTCATTTCATGTTATGGCAGACACGGTTATGCGGAGAATCTTGTTTACTAAAACATTCCAAAATGGGGCATTAAAACAGACGGTCGCATATACAGTCTTGTATAGGAATTTGTGCGCTAATGAATTATCGAATTTTTTGTCGAAACTTTTATTAGGTTCCCCTAAAAAGAAAATTGATAATTTAAGCCCGCATTTCCCGGACAATCTCTATCTTTGCCTAAAGTAAACCTGTATATAATTTATAGATGCAAATACCGGATGAGTAAAAGTAAGTCGGCAATCCATGATTTCTTCCGATGTTACAGACCGAAGAATGAGACGCATGAACTGGCCATAGCGCAGTTTTGTGCCCAGCGACGCTTTGTCGTCTCTATCGATGCGACACTCGATAAACGGTTGCCCGTAACATACGAAGAGTTCCGACAATGGTTTGATGCGGATACGCCCCAGCGCGGTGATGTCGTGAACCTTGTGGGGCAAGGGATTTCAGGGATTGTCGAAACGGTGGGTGTAAATCAATCCGTGTGCCTGTACGTCTCGATCAGAGGCGATGAACTGAATGCCTCTTCCGGATGCTTCGACTACACCTCGCTGGAAATAGCCGACGAGAAGACTGTTCTCCGTCTGCAACGAGCTCTTTACAGGAAGGGGCTGGTCTGGAACCGGTGGCGTAACCGAATCAAGCCGCGTGAAGTGCCTAAAGAGAATGTCCAGTACCAGATCAGTGTGTTGGGTCGGAAAATCGGTTACGGCGTGTTTCGGGAAATCGATGCCGAGGGACGGATTGTCATGTACTGCATGAAACCGGAAGACGGACCGGTGCGTTATTCATTGCGGGAGATCATCGGACCGGTGGAGGATTACCAGTTGGAGCCTATCAATGTAGGACAGCGTGAGGAGCTGGCGAAAGAGCTGGAAAAGGCCGGTGTCCTTTGGAACGGGTTCTACAAACGGATCGAGCCCGTCAATTATCTGGCTCCGGCAGGAAAAGGTTACTACTACCTGGACGAGTTCTGGGAGGTATGCAGGACTATCGAGCAAGGCAAGGCCAAAGGTGCGAAGTATTTCAATAACGGGAACTATTCCCGATATCGGGAACCGATAGAGGAACTCCGGAGGTATCTTTTCAGTGAACTGGGTGTCGGTGCTGTTTCCCGTTCTGAAGAGACCGTGTATTACTACCTGAAAGAGTTCTGGAAAGTCTGCAAGACGACGGATAAAGGACGACGAAGAGATATAAAGCGAGCCAAGGCCGGTAATTATTCCACCGATGAAGAGAGCATAAAAGAACTTGCCTTACAGTTACAGGAGAAACGGAAGGAACAACTGTCCCGTTATCCGTTAAAAGGATAGCCGTTTTACAATCATCCGCTATCCGTCACCTTGTAGCTGGAAAAGTAAATTCTGCTTTGGAATTTTAGTATCGGTATTCTCTATCTTCTTCTAAAGAAGAAGCAAGGTGGAGGGTATAAATAAAGCACTTCCGCTACGCTCCAGTGTTTATTTATACCCTTTAATGCTCACCCCTAAAGGGGTTCGCTCTGTTTTTCTTTTAGTAGATAAAAAAGAAAAGTAAGATAGTAGTATAGTATATATAATATTACTGCATCTTACTTTTCTGTATTTATAGAACCGGAAATAGTTGTCGGTCAGCCTCCATCGGGGCTTTTTTTATGCCCGTAGGTCTGCTCGAACTTCTCCCTGAAAGCCTTTACCGTCTCTTTGGGCAGGTAGCGGCGCACCTCGCCGCAGAGCCGGTCGTACTCCTCCAGAGGGAGCGTGTCGAGGTCTGCCATTTCAATCTCCACGTCCGGATGCAGCCTGCGGAAATAGAATCCCACCGCCTGCGCATATTCGCCTTTGCAGGCCCGGCTGACCGTCTTGACGGATGTTCCGGTGATTTCGGCGCACGACTGCATCGACTTGAAGACGGCGACCAATATGCGTGTGTGGCCGAACAGCAGCACCTGTTTCGGGTGCCGGAATGAACTGTTGCTTTTCCCTTTGTGTTTCATGCGGTTTTCATTTTGCCATGCGTTGCAGGATTCGGGTAATGAGCGGGATGTTCTCTACGTTGACCCACTCTTTTGCCACGTTCCAGCTCAGTGATTTGCTAAAACAGATACTCTCTTCCGTGAGGATATGATACGACAGGCGTCCTTCCGTCGGTTTGAGGTTCAGGTCATGCAGTTCACACAGCCCGTTTTTCCAAAATATGCAGCCGCGCTCCGTCTGGAGGGCCTGCACCATCAGTATCGGGAACGGGATGGCTCCGACCAGCATACCGACAGCCCAGAATGTAATCCGCAGCCGTTCTTCATATCCGGCCTCTATCAGTCGCCAAATGTCTTCCGGCGTGCCCAGACAGGGCGTCAGGCATTGTCTCCGGCAACGTGGACAGTCGCAGCTTACGGAATAGCGTCCCGTCACTCTTGAAATCTTCTCGGTCAGTTCCTTACTCATGCTGTCTCTTCCGGTTGTTGTTCGGTATTTCGTTTGTTCCACAATTCGATGATTTTCTCCCGGCCGAGCAGCGTCCACCGTTTCCGTGTCCCGAATGCCCATCGTTTCTGCGTTTTGGGATTCGTCCAGTAGTACGGCACGTCGATTTGCCACTCCCGATATTCCGGCAGGACGGCCCATTGTTTTTTCACGAACTGACAAATGCCGCTATCTTCCAGAAACTTACTCATGCGGCTGGCCGAGATGCCGATTTCCCGGGCGAGTTGCGTGGGCGTGAAATAATCCACGCCTTCCGTCAGATGGCTGTACGGGTTTTCCACCCTGCGGCGTCCGGACGGCAGCTCGGGACGTCTGGGCGGTTCCCTGTTCCAGAGTTCGAGAATCTGGTCACGGCCGATCTTGCTCCACCGCTTCCGTGTCCCTGCCGCGTAGCACTTGCCGGTGCGCAGGTTGTTCCAGTAATACGGCATATCGATTTGCCAGCTTCGGTATGGCATGAACGCCACCCACTGGTTTTTCGAGAACTTGCAGATGCCTTTCTCGGCAAGGAACTGGTGTAACAGCCGGGGTGTCGTGTTGAGTTCCTGTGCGAGCCATGTCGTCGAATAGAAGTCCCGACCCTCAATCAGGTTGTCGTAAAACTCCACCTTGTAGGAATCGGCGTCGATGCGTTCCTGTTGCAGGTGTATCTCCCGCCGCTGGGCGACGATTAACTGCTGCGCCTCGTCGAGGCTTTGCGGCACGGGCAGATTTTCGGTAGTGCTCATGCCGCTTTCGGGTCGGGGTTCCAATGTGGCGTAGCCCCGTGTCATCAGTTCGTTGATTTTCGTGTTGCACCACTGCGAGAACTCCGGCGACAACTGCCGGGCGAACTCCATCGCCAGCTCTTCATCAATCCATGTCGCCCCGTTGTTACGGCCGCGTGTGGTGAAAATCTGGCTGTCGAGGCTTTCCGAGATGCCCTTCTCGACCAGATGCTGGCGATAGCGGACGAAATCCGCCTTGCGCAGTATCTCTGCTGGCAACACTCCGAAGCTGCGGGCCATCTGTGTGGCGTTTATCATCATCTTGTTGTTGGCTGCACGGAAAGAGATCGGATGGTCCTGATAACTGAACACCACATCTTCCTGCTGTGCGGGTTGCGTCGCCTTGGCAGACTGTATGGCCGCATCTTCGAGCAGTTCATTCAGCCACGTCTCCACTGCGGCGCACTTCTTTGCCGCGATGGAGTTTTCGCGCCGCATGGGCCGGATCAGCTTATAGACGTCGTAAGGGCTGATGGCCCACATCTCGCGTCCTTTCTTGCGGAACGGAATCTGAATACTGGAGGGTAACTGGCGGATAGCCGCCTTGTCAGTCAGCATCTCCTCGCGCCCCAATACTTTGCAGAGGTCATGCAGGTTTACCCATGCCAAGGTTTTGTCATCGTTGAACAGCACCCTGACCGGGTACTCTTCACATAGTATCGCATTGCTTTTCATCTTGTATTATTTTTCATTCTCTTTCTCTTCTAAATCACGTTGTTTACAGAACTTCCGGAACTCCTTGCGCCGTTCCTCATACGCCTGCCGCTTGTGGGCGGTCTCACGCACGGTGAAATAACGGCGCTCCACACCACATAGGCGGTCGTACTCCTGCAATGTCAGGTTGTCGAGGTCCGACAGGTCGATTTGCACATCGGGGTGCGCGTGCCGGAAATAGAAGCCTCCGGTGGCTACATACTTCCCGGTGCAGGAGAACGATATGCTTTGGAGGTTGATGCCTGAAAAATCCGCCGCGCTGTGCAGCGAGCGCACCACGGCAATGAGTACATACGCTCCGTTGAAGACCAACAACTGCTTCGACGGTAAAAATGGTCCTTTCGTTTTCATAGCTTATCGGTGTTTGGAGTGGAAAGCAGTTCTTCATGGGTAAACCGCTGCTGCGCCTGCATGAGGATGTAGGAGTCGGAACACGCGATTCCGGTCAGCAGCATCTGCGACATGCTGTCCACCAGGTACACCCCGAATACGGGATCAACACAGCAGAGGAACGGCAGGGCGAAAGATTCTTCCGCCAGAGAGTGCCCCGTAGCAGTATCGACGGCGAAGCGTTCGTCCGGCGGTATGCCGTACATCTTGCCCAGATGGTCTATCCACAAGGCGAAGCCTGCGGTAAATTCAGCGATCTTTTCTTCCGGATCCAGCTTCATGGATTGCAGGAAGTGTGTCATGTCAAAATAAGTTCGGGTATCAGTGGCGACGAACAGCAAATCCGGAAATTCACCGAACCGAAGTCTGAACCTTTGATGATTTTCTATTCTTCTCATTTTCTCAAAATATTGAATTTTGCAGGCAAATATATACTTTTCGGCTCGATTTTGACTATAAATTTGCTGATAAATTTTATCGTTAATAATTCATTCATAGGTATTTACAAGCGACTTTAAGACGCAAAAACGGGCCAAAAATCTGTAAGTAGCCGTCCGCCTATTTTGTATGGTAAACCGAACATATTGGAGCCGATTTGTTCGTATGGTCCGAGAGGGTCGGATAACCCATTTTTTCGGGTTCGAACTATTCTTTTTGAAACCCGAAAAAATGCAGGAAGAAGGAACATTCAACCGCGAATTGCTCGAAAGCATATTCCACACGTCGAAAAAAACGATTCAGGAATACGTGCGGGAAATCGAACGGCACAACCGCTACCGTTCGGTGCGTTCGAACATGCTGCTGGGAACCATCCTCGACGACCGGGCGCGTCTGATCGACCTGTACGATGCGTGCCTGCAACAGGATGCGCACATCCGTGCCGTCATCGAGACGCTCGAAAGTCAGATACTCGGTGACCGCTATATGCTCGCCCGCCTGAACGGCAAGGGTAAATACGTCAAGGATGTGAAAGAGAGCCAGAAGATACAGGGCTCGCAGTTCGATAAGATTATCCGGGGTATCATCGAGGCCAAGCTCTACGGCTATACGCTGCTGGAAATCATGCCCGATATCGATCCTGATACGGGACGGCTGAAGGAGGTAAACAGTATCGAACGCCGCAACGTCCTGCCCGACCAGGGCATTGTCGTCAAGCGTCAGGGCTTGTGGCTACCACACTGGGACATCCGCTCGGCCGCCTACCGGAAACGTTATGTGCTCATCAAAACGGGAGATCTGGGGCTTTTCTCGGCCACGACGCCGCTGATTCTCGCCAAAAAGTTTACGGTCGCCAACTACGTCAATTTCAGCCATACCTACGGCCAGCCCATCATCCACGGAAAGACCGTCAGCGAAAACAACATGGACCGCAAGCGTCTGGCGCAGGACATCTCCAACGCCGCCCAAAACAAGGTCATCGTGACGGGGCTGGAGGACGAGGTGGACATCAAGACCTTCACCATGTCCAACAGCGAGAAGATATATACCGGATTGATCCAATTCGCCAACAAGGAGGTCTCGAATCTTATCCTCGGCTCCGAATCGATGGCCGGAGGCATGCAGTCGTATGTCGGCTCCACCAAGGCGCATCAGGACATCTTTCGCGACCGCATCGAGGTGTACCGCCGCTACATTGAGAACGTGATGAACGAGCAGATCGTTCCCCGTCTTGTGGCGATGGGCTATATCCCTGCCGGACTGGAATTCAAGTATTCCAACCGCATCGACATGAATAACGAAGACCGCATCAAGCTCTACTCGCTCATTACGGACAAGTACGAAGTGGCGGCGGACGAAATCGAGAAAGAGTTCGGCATCGTCGTGGGCAAGCAGCTCAACGTGATCCCCGGCATGGGCGGCGGAGGCGGTGTGACAGCCGGTGGAAGTTCGTCCGACCGGGGCATCATGTCGGACGAGGAATACAACAAACGTTACGGTCATCCCCGAGGCGTGAAACAAACCGACACCAACCCGTAAGCCATGAGAATCACCCTTGAACAATTCTGCGAGCAGTGGGCACCGAAAGGCAACGGCCGGTATTTGCCTAACAAGATGGAGTTCAATACCCACGACTTCGTGACAATGGCCGGCGAATACTCCATAAGTCGGTTCCGCACCAGCTTCGCCGAAGGTGGCTTTTACGGCAGCGGCAAGCCGTGGCCGGAGCGCAAATCCCGCTGGGGCCGACGCTTCACCCATCCCGTGATGAACGACACCGGAACCTTGTCACGCTCCATCACCGGGGAAGCCGACCGTATGGACCACACCAACATCACCCAGCGTGGCTATGGTGAGCGGAAGAAGATCTTCCGCCGTGGAGCCCGTTATGCCATCCGGACCAAGGCGAGCAATTTCAACCAGCCGGGCAAACGCGGCGCTTCCAAGAGCTACGCCGCCGTCCATAATACCGATCCGGCGTTGGGACTATACACGGTCAACCAATATAGCAGCCGCCGGCCTGAACACCGGCAGTTTATTGGTATCAACCCGAAACTGAACCATACCGTCAACCAACTGTTTATCCCCATCCTGTTCCGGGGATTTCCCTTTCCGAACCCATGATTAGAGACAAGAAGCCATATAATCCACCCGTAAACGGTTCCGCTCCGAAAGCGGAACAACCTGCGGTCGCCGTGCCCGAACAGGTGTCGGAGAATCCGTTCGTGAACATGTATCAGGCTGTCCGCCGTGCCATCCTCACACTGCGGGAGCATCCGGAAGAGCCGCAAAGTCCGCCGCTTTTCAAGACCATCATGATCGACACGGGACAGTTTTCCCGTATCGTGCGCAGCGAAAATCTGGAAATGGAAATCGCCTTTCCGGCCATCTTCATCCGCTTCGTGAACGTGCGCTACCTCGTGCAGCAGCAACGTATCGGTGAGGGCCGCGCCACCATGCGCATCCGCTTCATCCTCAATACGCTCAACCACACCGACCCGGAGCGGGAATGCGACCCGTTCATCGTTTTCCAGCGGTTGAACGTCGCCATTCAGGATGCCAAAAGCCATGAACCGGCACTCACGGAGCGGTGCAATCTTCTTTACTTCGATATGCCTATGACGACCAACATGTTGCAGGCGTACTGGGTGGATTACGAGGTCTGGTTCCGGGAATCTTCCGCCTGGAAGTACCGGAACTGGGTCGAGCGCTATCTGGTCATGCCGCCCTTCACGCAACATGCGGATGCGCCGGAACACGACACGGCCGGACACGGGCATCATGCCGAACCTGTTTACGAAAAGGTTACTGGATTCGAGCCGTCGGTCGATGTGCCGGACCTGCCGGAAGAGGATGAAAAAGAACCCGAAGAGGAAAAACCTGCCGGGGATGTCCCGAACGGCTCCGAGGGCGGATTATAAACCATTTTACGCGAGCGAAGCTATTCTTACCCAAAGGAAAAGATGAACACGGAAACTTTTGAACATATCGTCTGTCAGTCGGGCGCCGGGCGTCCGGCTTCCATCCGCTTCTTCGGACGCATCACGGAAGAGAGTGCCGGACGTTTCAGCGAGGCGTTCGATTTTTTGGAGAACATCGTGCGTCCCTCCCTTATCCGGGTGCTCATCAACTCGGAGGGCGGTTCGGTACTGCACGGCATGACGGTCTATGCCGCCATCCAGAACGCCTCGGTACCTACCGAATGCGTCATCGAAGGCATGGCCGCCTCGATGGGCTCCGTCATCTGGGCCGCTGGGGACAAGTCGTTCATGCGGGATTACGGTATTCTGATGATTCACAATCCGTTCCTGCCTGATGAAAACGACGGGGAGCAATCCGATTTGGTCAAAGCCTTCACGACGCAGATAGAGACTATCTACCGCAAGCGGTTCGGGTTGAGTCGTGAAAAGGTCCGGGCTATCATGGACGGGGCTGCCGGGCAGGACGGGACATTCTTCGATGCTGCGGCTGCCGTAAAGGCGGGCATCATCCCCGAAAGCCATGTGCTGAGGACCAGCAAGCAGCTCCGGGACAAGGTGCGTGCCGACCTGTCGGGTATCACGGATGCGGCGGCCATACAGGCGGTCATGAACCGCATCACACCACCCGAGGATGAAAATCACCCGTCGGACGAGAAAACCACTATTCTTAATACGAAACTTAATCTAAGACCCATGAACGAAGAGAAAACATTATCCCCGGAATACAGCGCGGTGGTCGCCTCACTCGGTATGCAGGAGAAGAACGAAGTCAAGGACGTGCTCTCCCGCATTTCGGAGCTGACCGGTGTGGAAGCTCGTCTGGCCGAAGCGAACAAAGCCCTGAGCGACGCCAAGACCGTGATTGCCGGCAAGGACGCCACCATCGGCAATCTCCAGAAGGACCTCGACAGCGTAACCGCCCGGTTGCAGGTCTATGAGCAGAAAGAGGCCGATGCCAAAGCGAGTGCCATCCAGAGCTTCTTGCAGAAAGCCGTGGACGAAGGCAAGATCGAGGCGGACGCAGTGCCCGGCTGGAAAGAGATGGCTGCCACGAACTTTCAGTTGGTGCAGGACACCATCGGTTCGATTCCCGCCCGCGAGAAAATCAGCGAGCAGATCGCCACCGACCCCGACAACGCCAAAGCGGCCGCCGATGCCCTGAAGAGCGCCGGTCAGAAAATGGCCGAACAGGTCGAAGCCGTCGTGGGCAAGGACTTCGCCTTCAAGAAGCTGCAATAGCCTCGTCCGGCGGGAGACGTACCATCCCGCCACCTCGATACACATAAACTGATTTGCCGGAAGTGGTTTACCGCTTTGAGTCGATGCTCCCTGTTCGCGGCCGAGATTCTAACCCAGAAAATCACTAACACAATGGCAGATACAGTAACTTTCTTACAGAACGGTTATGCCGGAGAGGTATTGGAAGACCTGCTCACCTACACGGCGCAGGGCAACGACACCTTCCGTGAGGGGCTGATCCACATCAAGTCCGGCATCCAGCACAAGTACACCCTTCCCGCCATCCGGCTGGGAGACATCATCCAGGACAACGTCCCCACGCCCCAGAGTTCGCACGGGGCCAAAGGTGAGAACGGCGAGAACGAATACCAGTTCACGGAACGCCACCTCGAACCCGCCGAGTTCATGGTTTACCTCGAATTCAACCCGCGCGATTTCGAGGCGTACTGGAAATTCGCACAGCCGACGGGCAACCTCGTCTTCCGCGAGCTCGACCCCAAGTTGCAGGCCACGATGCTGCGCCTTCTGATGGACAAGAAAAACGAGTTCATCGGCAATGCCATCTGGACTTCGGCCAAGGGCGGTGCGGCCGCCGCAGGTATCACGGCTCCCGCCGGTGCCGTGCAGATCGGAGCCGGTAAGGAGAAATACTTCGACGGGGTCATCAAGCGTATCATCGACAACGTGAACGCCACCGACGCCCAGACCGTTGCAGGCGGCCAGTGCATCGTCTCCGGTACGACCGAACTCAAGGACGGCGCTGCGGTCGAGGCGGCCCTCTACTCGATGTGGCGGAAATGTCCCAAGCAGATCCGCAAGCGCTCGGGTTTGAGCATCGTCATGGGCTGGGAAGCGTGGGACGCCTACGACCAGTATATCACCGACAAGATGGTGAAATACTCCGAAAACAGCGAGGTGAACCGTTACCGCTTCAAGGGCAAGCGTATCATCCCGATTACGGGCGTGCCGGAACACACCATCGTCATGGGCAACTTCACGTCGGGAATGGACTCCAACCTGTGGATGGGCGTAGATTACGCCAACGACGCCGAGGTCCTGAAGGTGGACCGTCTGCAATCCAACTCGGAGCTCTTCTTCTTCCAGATGCGCATGAAGATGGACGTGAACATCGTCAAGCCTGCCGAGATCGTCGTCCATACGGCCTACACCAAAACGGCATAACCCTTTACCGAATCACCGAATATCAACGTGCGGGGGATGGACACCATACTCCATCCCCCTTTTTCATACCGCAATATCTATGGCAAAGACTCAAACGACCATTCCCGAGACAGATACCGCCCAGCCGGATGCGGCAGTAGCAGCACCTACGGCAGCGACCGGAGAGAAAAATACGGCAACCGAGAAAGCCTCGAAGAAAGAACAGGCACCGAAAGCGGCGGCCGAGATTCCTGCCGCCGCGTTGGCCATCCTCGGAAAGTTCCCCGACTACAAGGAACTCTACATCGATGCCGACGGCAGCATGTACACGCCGCAGACCGCTCCGGCCATCCGGGGCAAGGCCATCCTCTACAAGAATCCCTATTACAAATCATAACACGCAGGCGATATGGCATTAGGCAATGTAATCATCAAGGATGTGGACGGCAATCTGCCGTATGCCGCATCCGCAAGCAACGAGAAAATCACGGGCCTGCTGTTCGACGTATCGGGGCAGCCCGACCTTTTTACCGCCGGCTACGGGAAAAGCAACGAGGCGAACGTGGCACTGGGCGATGTCATCTGTATCACCAGCCGTAAATCCTCCGTGCAAGACTTCGGCATCAAGGAGCGTGTCGCATGCGATCTTGACGAAGAGACGAACGAAAACTTTCTGTTCGGCATTCCGGCCTACCACATTCGCGAGTTCTTCCGCATGAGCGGTAACATCGACGGTCCGGGCCGGCTGTACGTCATGTTCGCGGACTGCTCCGAGAACTGGGACGCCCTCGATGTGATGCAGCGTGCCGCAGACGGGCTCATCTCGCAGGTCGGTATCTGGACCGAGCAGCCGCTGTGGAAGCTCAACGGCGAGCAGGAGAAATACAATCTGAACCTCGTCAAAGGCATCAACGACAAGGCGGTGGCTCTGGCCGAGCTGAACCAGCCCCTGTCAGTGGTGCTGTGCGCTAACCCGTCCAACACGGGCGGCGACACGGAAGAGGCGAAGGTCATCGACCTGAACCGCATTCCGTCGGCTATTTGCGAATCGTCCCGTACCAGCGTCATCTTCGGACAAGCCCGAAACGACCAGAACGCGACGATTCAGTACCGCAACCCGAACCATACGCCGGTCGGTTTTCTGGGTGCTGTCATGGGCGCCCTTGCCAAGGCGAGCGTTCACGAGTCCATCGCCTGGGTGCGTCAGTTCAACCTCTTTGCCGACGACTTCCAGCAGATCGAGCTCGGGTTCGGAGACCTCACGCTCGATGCCGAGGACGAGTTCGTATCGACCAACCTGTACGAATCTCTCTCGCCGGTGTTGCTGGACGAGCTGGATGACAAGGGATACATTTTCCCCATCAAGTATTCGGGTCGGGAGAATGGCATTTACATCTCCAAAGACCAGACCTGCTCCAACGGAGATTACCGCACCATTGCCCGCAACCGTACCATCAATAAGAGCCGCCGTGCCGTGCGTGAAGCCTTGCTGCCGTATCTGCACAGTCCCTTGATGGTGAACCCTGCAACGGGCTTTCTCGCACCCTCGAAGATTACGGCCTTCAAGACCTTGATCGGTGACATACTGGCCAAGATGCAGGCAGCACAGGAGATCAGCGGCTATGCCGTGACCATTGACCCCAACCAGAACGTACTGGTGGACGATACGCTGCGCATCAGCTATGTCATCGTACCCGTCGGCGTGGCCGTGAAAATCTATGTCGAGGAAGGCTTATCACTAACCGCTAAATAGATGTAAACATGGCAATCATAAACAACGTCGCATACTCTTGGTCGATGATTACCTTAGCCAGTACGGCTTTGGGAATCGAGGAAGGCTCCACCGTACTCGAAGGCGTTTCGGGTATCAAATGGAGCAAGAAACGCAAAATCGAGCCTAACTACGGTCTGGGCGGGAAACCGGTCAGCCGGGGTTTCGGAAACATCTCCTACACGGCGAGCATCACGATGGACTATGCCACGCAGCAGACCCTGCGCTCGACCTACGGCAGTCTGATGGACATCGGAGAGTTCGACCTGATCATCTCGTTCGCCAACCCGATGGCCAGCGATGACTGGACGACCACCACCGTCACGTTGAAAGGCTGCATTTTCAGCGAGGACGGCATGGAGAGCAGTCAAGACGACACCAACATCACGCACGAGTTCGACCTCAATCCCTTTGATATCCAAATCGGAGACGGGGATACCATTTAGGGTGAGGCTATGGATGTAACCTTTGAAGGGAAATCCTCGACAGGGAAAAACGAATGGCTCACACCGCCACATATTCTGAGGCGGTTGGGGCCGTTCGATTTGGACCCTTGTGCTCCCGTGAACCGGCCGTGGGATACGGCGGCTCACCATTATACCATCGAAGATGACGGGCTCAAGCAACCGTGGTTCGGGCGTGTGTTCTGCAATCCTCCGTATGACACGGCACTCATTGTACAGTTTATCAGGCGTTGCGTGGAACACCGCAATGCCATTGCCTTGACTTTTGCGCGAACAGACACAAGATTATTCCACGAGTTGGTGTTTCCGAATGCGGATTCCATCTTGTTTATTAAAGGACGGCTGAGTTTCTATCACGTGACAGGAGAGCCGGGAGGAACGGCAGGCGCTCCGTCCTGCCTTATAGCTTTCGACAAAGAAAATACCGCAGCGCTGGAACGCTGCGGCATTGAAGGTAAATTGGTGAAAGTCTAATCATATCGCCGCTGTGTGCAAAATTCCTGCATACAGCGGCGATATTTTTCGATTTTAACCGTTTTATTAAAATAATGACTGTGTTTCATTTTTATCTGGGGGCTGTACAAACTCACCACAAATTTTCAAAAGTGCGGTAAGTTTGTACGGGAACACTGATTTAACGCAAGTGTACATACTTCGTAAAAAAATCGTCTACTTCCATTTTTAGTTTTTCATACACTTCATATTTTCCATCAAACATTCCTTGTTTGAGCGGCTCCCAATTATTCTTTTGATTCTCTGCTTGTGTAAAAAACATGGAATACAAATCATTAGTCACTCTCTGAAATCCCGCAGTCCTCCATCTAAATTCACCCCAAGGTGCCCAATCAGGAGCATAGGATATTCCACCAATATGCTTAAAATAAAGAGAGAGCATATACTCAAATATGCAGAAGAAACTCACATACTCAGATTCTGAGAAAATCTCTTTCTCAAAATATGGACGTAATTGTTTCGATAGAATGGTACTTATCGGTGTTTTATAATTTGTTCCGTTTAGACTATTCAAGCCATCCTTATCCCAATAGCATGGATGCAATTCACTTAATAAATAGGTTCTGCTGGAACTATCCGAAAAAGGATGTTCTGGAAGCATAAGACGGAATAATGTATTCAAATATGAAAACTTGGAATATTTCACACATGCTATACCTATTGCATATAGCATTGATATGGCAGCCCAATAATGAACCTTTAGTGTGTCTTCATAAAATGAACTTCCTATTTTTATCGGGTTTGCTGCTAATCTGAGAAGAATATCCGTGACAGATTCGAAGTGTTTTTGCTTTCCCCATTGAACAGTAAGAATACTCATCGGAATCAATGTATCGATGGCTTCTTTATGGGTTTTCAAGTATGACTGAAATGTATTCTGGTCAAGCACGAAGTCATACTTTGCATATTGCATAATCCGATTATAAGCCCGCACACCTTCACTTTCGAATAAATCTGCAAAAGCAATATTCCCCTGAGGAGATGCAAGATACTTTTTGGTTCGAGCTAAAATGATGTCTTTGTTAAGAGGATGGTTTGCATCACACTCTTCCAATGCCATTATCCGTTCATTCAGTTCGGTGAAAAAAGTATCGGCGTCTTCGATGGCACATAAATTTCCCTTGCGAAAATCCGACAATTCTTTTAAGTCCTCTGAATAGTTCCTGACATAAGAAAAATAAGAAGCATACCGTCGATTCTCTATGCTACGGATAATGCCTACTAATCCTTTATCCCATGTTGCCGACCAGCCACAGGTGATCAGACCGAATTCGGAAAATATCCTTTGTAGGTAATTTTTTAGTTTAGATGGATAAGAATCCAATTCCTCCGCCGTATTTCGGAAACGGCAATCAATATAGTCTCCGTTGATTTTGACGATTGTAAATGAGCTATGCACTAAGGGAGTAGCACCTTCTATATCATCTTCGTGACATATTACTTGGGGTGTTATTCCTTCATCATTCAAGGCTTTCTCTAACAACCGGTCGAAATTGGTCGTAAGTACAACTCTCAGATAACCGTTTTTCGCCATTTTTGCAATGGCCCGATGCGCTTTAGTAGGCTCTTTTAGATGAGATTGTCTTTCTTCTTCCGTCGGTTCAAAATAAGATTTCATCAAATTTACCCGTTCGGTTGGAGTCTTTACGACTTCGCCCAACAAAGACGAATAATCAACGGCTTTACCATATTTTTCTTGGTACCATTGTTCATAATCAATTACCTCCTTTTCTCCATTCTGTATTGCCAACTTTCTTAACAAATCCAGAACAATGTCCCACCCGGAGGGAATACCAGATGAACGGGAAATGCCAGCCCCTAATAATAAGGCATAAGTTCCCTTATTGGAATATAGGGAAAATGCCAGTGTCGTGAGTGTATTATTATCCATTAACTTTATCTATTTTACAATTCAGTATTTATTTCAATATAAGCGCTTGAATCGAAAGATGAATGTTCATTGCTGAAAACATATCCCAATTGGTTGCTGACACATCGGGTATTTCCGATTACTTTGTCTATGTTGCGGTGAGAGTGTCCATAAATCCAATATTCGATTGGACTTGCGGCAATGTAGTTACCCAATTCTACCGTAAATGCGCCATTTAACGGACTACCTTTGAATTCTGGAGCGACCAATTCGAACGATGGGACATGATGAGTAGCGACAATAATATGCTTTGCCTTGCTTTGGCTCACACTCTGTTCCAAAAAACGGAAGCAACGATAATGTTCCTCATTGAATCTGACCCAGTCCAAAGGCTCACTTCCACTGCGTATCCGACGAAAATCGCTTATGGCCGATTCGGTCTGAAAAGCATCCTGCAATTGTATATGACTCCAAAGGGTCGTTGCTATCAAATCCGTTTCATTGTTTAACGGAATTACGACATTGTAATAGCACGCTATGTTTTCACGTATCTGCAAAGACCAACCATTATGCAGTTTGTCGATGTCGAACATCTTATAGAATTCATGGTTTCCCGGAACAACTATCACCTGTTTGTAGTTTTCGGATGCCCAATCCCAGAAAGGATGCTTCGAATAATTATCGTCCCCGATATACCCGATGTCTCCGGCAAGCACGAGAATCTCTCCTGAAACAGTCAATGGATGCTGTTTCAGGCAATTGCTGTTCTCTTTGAACTCCAGATGCAGGTCGGATGCGTATTGTATCTTCATTATAACCCGAATATGCGTCTTATTTCAATCAGTACTTGTTCGATGAAAGTTGCGTCTCTTTGTATGCTGTCCTGCAATGGCTGATTGGGCATCAATGATTCCATCTTCGCCACGAACATAGCCGCATCTTTTTTCATATTCTCGGATAATTCGATCGGATCTGCGATATAACCGCTTGCCATCAACTTGAAGACATCGGACATGTGTTTCCGGATATCGCTGCTATGTGCAGGCGGTTCCTGTTCGGAAAGATTCAGGTATGCTTTCATCTTCAGGCATATCAGCCCAACCGTATCAGCTACATGCAACTCGTCTTCCATTGTGCTGTGTGCCAATGCGAAATGATAAAATTCTTCGTCCATCAGTATTGCAGACAGACTCGATACGTCTTCACCGACAGGAATCGGGGTCAGATGGAAGTCTGTGGGAACGGAAAGTATTTCCGGTTGTCTGGACAGGAGCTCTATCTGATATGGGTACCCTTCGGTCTGAGGTTTGTAAAACCTGAACAGTTCAGGAACAGGCTCTTTCCCTTCATCACGTTTCCGTTCTCTCATTTCATAATTCCCGTCATGGATAAATTCCCAAAATCGGCGGCCGAATTCAGGTGTCATCTGCTCCACGATGAGTATCATGTCTATATCTTTTGTAGCCCGGGGTTTCATATCGGCATTACGCAGGATAACACTGCATGCCGTACCGCCGATAATCACATAATTGTCCTTGAAATCCAAGAAATATTCCTTGAACTTATCCAATCCTTTTACTGCCATATTTCATCGATTATATTTTCCAATTCTTTTTCTACCCGTGGATCATTGTCATCGCGTAAAGAGAGATACAGCGACAATCTGTCCACATATTCATGCTGCCCGATTTTCATTTCGGGGGAATATTTCCAAATTTCAATCTTATACTTGAAATCCGATGATTCCCATTCCGAAAAAGAATGATTATCCGGAACAAAATCCCGCTCCCAAATCGCCAATGTCGTCTGGTCATCGGGATTCAAGAACGAATAATGGGATAATGCACTAATACCTCCGATATAAAAAGACCCGTTGCCTATTTCATCCGAATAAACAATCTTTTTAACTGGCGATGTTAAATAAGGCATAGCCTTATCCCATAGCTCCTTACGAGATATGGGGGAATATATCAATTTTGTCTTCCATTCCTTTCGAGTTTGTAACAATTGTTTCCCTTCCAATTCGCTGATGGCACGAGATACGGCCAAATAGTTATAAGGAATCCGCGATTGCATGTCTTGAATGGTGAATTCGTGCATATCCGAATGCAGCAAGAAATTCAACAAGACATATTGAGCTACGGGTGATAGTTGCTGCTCCGTATTTTCTTTTTTTCTAATACGTTCATTGATAAGCATACCGGGAAGAAACACGTACCGGTCTGATACGACAAAATAAACTCCCTGTTCAATCAGTCTCTGTCTTATATAAAACGGCGCAGACTGCAAAATAAACACAATCGGAATGTTCAGAATCCGTTCAATCAGGATAGCGGTACGGGCATATTGCATCGGTGTATAAGAGCGGGCTGAATCTGTTTTTTCGACAAAACATAATGTATGTTTGTTGAATTCCGCACTATAGAACCGAAAACTCAATAACAGGTCAAGACTCAGTCCTTTGAGTTTATCCCGACCAATTATATCAAGACCGACAGGAATACCTGCAATAGATATAGCTTTATTCATATCTTTTCATTTTCCATTATCTGCATCATTATCAACATCAATGATAACGATGCAAATATAGTGATAATAAACTTATCTACAATGCACATCTCGATATTTATTAGTTGCACTATGAGGATTATCGTCTCCTGCAACAGCAACATATTCTTTTCTATCAGAAGTTTTATGAGCAATAAAACTATAAACTTTTCTCACAGAAGCACACTATTCCTTTTTGTAACCAAATATCACGCAGAAATGGAAGATAAGAATCTTACGCTGGAGCAGGAAGCCCAGATTAAGGAAAAAGCGGCCGCGCTGAAGGCCGAGAAGAAAGTCCGCAAGGTCTATCCGATGGTCGTGTTCGGCGATACGGACTGCGGCGAGAAAGAGTTCTACGTCGCCTACATGGGCGAACCGACCTTCCCGCAGTTCTCGAAGTTCATGGCGGCATCGAAGAAGGATGAGGTGAACGCCATGCGTCAGCTTGCCCGCGACTGCTTCCTCGACGGCGACAAGGAACTGGTGGACAACGAATCGCTGTTCCTCTTCGGTCTGATGTCCCAGCTTTCGGAGATCATCACCACCCGTCAGAGCCTGCTGGTAAACTGATAGACACCTGGGCGGTACGTGACGACCAGCGGATTCGTCAGCGGCTGATCTATATCCGCCACTACTTTCCGGGTGTCCATCTTGACAGCATTACGGACGAGGAGTTCGCCATGCTTTCCGAGGAGGCGTTGTGGCTTCACCAGCAGGTGCTCGTCTCCCGTCTGACCTTGCAACCGCCGTCTCCCTGATCCGCTTCCCGAAGCCTCGCAGCCCTTGTGACTGCGGGGCTTTCCTTTTCAGTCCCCGGCACCTGAAAAGGGCTATTCTTTCAACGGATGTAAACACGCTATTCATGGCTCAAACGCAGAATTACGAAGTCTATTACGATATAAAGGTCAATGCCACGGAAGGAACCGAGCAGGTCACCGCCTTTGCCAATGCCGTCGAGAAGTTGAGCAAGGGCCGGATAAGTTTTGCGCCGGTCGTGACCAACATCAACGAGATGATGCAGGCCGTGGAAAAGACCTTCCGGGGAAAGAACGGCAAGAAGAAGGATTTCAACTTCGATTTGGAAATCCGGACCGGCGAGACGGAGAAGCGGCTGGAAGGTGTCAAGAACCTGCTGACCGAAATCAAAGAACTGACGCAGGGCATCAAGCTGACCATCAATCCCGGCGAGAAAATCGACGGTCGTGCGCTCCGTAACCAGACCAATAAACTGGTCGGCAAGAAAAAATTGGACGAGCAGCAAGCCGAGGCGAAACGAAATGCCGCTTCGGCTGTCAAGAGTGTCATGGACACCCAGCGGACGGTCACCCGTTCCATCGGCAAAATCAACTCGGCCCTCGCTCATTTAGAGAAAGGGCGTGAGGTAAACATCAAGACCGACACGGCCCGTGTACGCTTGCAGGAGATTCTTACGCTTTTAGGTAACATTCGGGGTGCTGCCACTATGACGCTGCACCTGAACACGGCGGCTCCCACGACCTCCGTTCCTGCCGGTCCCGTCGTGCGCCCGCCGTATGCCCCGGTCGCAGCGGCCGTACTTTCCGATAAAGAGCAGGCGGGACTGAACAAACGTCTCTATGCGGACGAGGCCATGAACCGCCAGCGTATGCAGCAGGCCCGCGAGAAAGCGGCCTTGCAGGTAGATACCTTCCGCCAGATGTCGGAGATCCGTGCTGCCGAGCGTGCCGCACGCTTACGTGAAAGCGAACGTGCGCGTGCCGACCGGGAGTTGCGCAAAATTGCCGAGCGCACCCGACGTGAGGAACTCAATGCGGAGAAGCGACGCCGTCAGGCCGAGGAGACCCAGCGGCGGCGCAACGCAGCCCGTGCGGTAACCTCCATACGTCGTCAGGCAGCTTTCGAGGATTCCGTGTATGGCAGCAAACGCCGTGCGGCCATCAATCGCATCCAATATTCCAAGGCCCCGTCGTGGCGAAACCTCCCGATGGCCGGTATGCTCAACGCCTACATGGCCTATAATTTCCTGCGCACGCAGTTCACGGAGGCCGTCGAGTATTCCAACATCATGCAATCGGCACACTCGATTCTCCGGGTTGCCGATTCCGACCTGGCGACCTTCGAGGGGCGTTTCGACCGGATGGCCCGGTACGTGCGCCGCATCGGCGTCGAGACCAAGTTCACGGCCATCGAGGTGGCGGGTGCGGTGAAATTCCTCAGTATGGCCGGTATGGGTATCGAGACCATCAACGAATCGATCCGCCCGATTACGAACCTTGCGCTCATCGGGGACAACGACATCTCGCAGATCGCCGACCTTGCCACCAACATCCAGACGGGCTACAACATCAAGAACACCAGCATGGGCTCGGTAGCCGACATCCTGGCCTCTACCGTCTCGCGTTCCAACGTGAACATCATCGAGATGGCCGAGTCTTTCAAGATGGCAGCCGGTTACCTGCGTCTGTCGGGAGTTGATTTCACGGAAGCATCCGCCGCCATCGGCGTACTCGGCAATATGGGTATCAAGGGAACGATGGCCGGTACGGCTTTGCGAGCTATGGCCACCCGTTTCGCCAAGCCTACCAAAGAGGCACGGGAGGCGTTGGACCGTCTGGGAGTGAAGTTCACGCGCATGGAGGACATCTACGGCAAGCAGGTGGAGAAGCTGCGTCCGTTGGCCGACATCTTCGAGGACCTGAACAAGAAAGGGGCGACGATGGCCGACATGCAGACCATCTTCGGTAAAATCGGAGGTAACGCCGCCATGATGTTCGTCAGCAACTACGGGCAGCTTCGGACACTTGCTTCCCAGAACCGGGCATCGCAGGGCATCTCCTCCGAACTGGCACAGGTGAAGCAGGATACGACCAAGGGTTTGTGGTACCAGATGACCTCCCAGCTCACGGAATCCTTCATGCAAGGGTACGAACTCGTCGAGCCGGTCATCCGGAGCACACTGAAAGACTTCCTTGCGAAATTCAATTCCCGCGAGTTCGCCCGAGGGCTTGCCTCCATCGGACAGGGCGTCATGAGCCTGCTCACTGTGCTGGGAAACTTCGCTTCGTGGATGACCCGTAACTTTTACTGGATCGAGCCGCTTCTGTTCATGGGCTTTGTCGCCATGCGGCTGTTCAAACTCGCCGGAGCCCTGACCAATGTCGGTGTCGCGGTCGGCTTTATCGGCAAACAGGCCGCAGGCAACTCCGTCGTCGAGCTGGTTTCCGGTCTGACCGGCCTGACCAGTGCCCAAGGCATCAAAGCATTGTCTTTCGCCAACAAGCGGGCTCTTGTCACGGCCTTGCAGGCAGCCGGAGTCAGCGGCAAGGGTGCAATGGGGCGTGCCTTGCTACAAGGTGGAGCCGGTTCTTTCGCCGCCCGTGCCGGATTCTCCTCGCTGTTCTCCTCGCAGGTCGCTACGGGTGGCGGTCTGGTCGGTGCTGTCGGTTCCCTGAGTGCCATCGGTACGACCGCCGTAGCTGCAACGGCCGGTATCGCCGCATTGGTGGGTGCGTTGGGCTGGGTCGCCTACAAGACATGGCAAATCAAGAAAGCCAAGGACGCCGTACTGGAAGACATTACCGCCAACGAGAAATACCGCTATCCGGTTATCGAAGACCTGTATGCCGCCTTGCACAAAACCTACCAGCAGGCCATCGACACCAAAAAGGCGGTGGACGACCTGACTACCGGCAAGACCATCAAGGAGAGCAGCGGGCATAAAATCGGAGCCTTTACCAAAAACTGGTGGGCCGGTATGGCCGGGAGCTTCGCTGTCGGTGCATCGGAAGGAATGATTACGATTAACGACGTGTACAGTCCGGAAGATGCCCGTCAGGACGACAGTCGGGAGGCTATCACAGCCATTGCCCGCCGTGACAGCCAGTCGCGTCTGAATGCCGCCTACGCCGAATTCGGAAAGATGTCCGACCCGTTAGATGTCCGTGCCTTTATCGAAAACATCGCCCTCAAATACGGGCAACAGGCGGTAACGGCGGCAGAAGCCGCAAAGAAACTCGGACTGGACAAACCTTTCTGGTTCGAGCGTGACGGCAAGGTTACTTACAGCAATGTTCTCGGTGATTTGCCAGAGGTGGCTGCGGCCTATACGCCCACCTATGCCGCCTACCAGAACAACACCACCGTGAAACACATCACCACGGCGGCACAAGGTTATCTCGATGCCATCGAGAGCATGGCGGGCGCCCGTGCCCTGATCGAGAAGTCGGGATTCGACTACGGCGAGCTGACCCGTGGCGGCTTTACGCAGAACAAAGACGGGCTATGGGTGCAGAAGGCTTTGAACGCGCAGGCTACCGACAAGGAGCGTCAGGAGATGCTGGCCGGCCGGCAGCGCGTGCACCACTTGTTGGTAAACCTTTCCGGCACCCTGCGCCAGGTATTTGGCGGTTCCTCTGAGGCTACGGAAAACATCCTCCGCAAGGCCGGCTTCTCGGCTGCGCTCTACGCCAACGAGCCGGACTCGAACGACACCTCCCCGTTCAATGCCAACCGCATCACGGGTGTTTCCGGAGATGACGACGGCGGGGCGGGCGGCAACTACTCCGGTACGGGGCGGCTGTCTTCGGCGGCTCCCAAGCAGGTCATCGTCAACATCACCAACCTGATGAGCGTGGAGACCATCGACCTGCTGAAATCGCCCGAGGGCCAGACTGCCGAGATCCAGCACTTCAAGGAACAGATGGCGCAGGCCCTTATCGACGTAGTGCATGACTTCGATGCCTCGTGGAACGGTTAATTAACGAAAAGACAACGACATGAAGAACCTATTCGGCAGCAGATTGCTCAATATCGGTGCCTCGACGCTTCTGAGCGGAGGCATCCTTTCGCACGGCGGACTGGGCGGCTATATCAGCGATGCCGCCCGCCGTGCCATCGGTCTGGGACTTGCGGAGTTTCAGGACGGTGCCGTGCATTACTTCTCCAAGAACAGCGACATCCTGAAACGTGCCGTCATCCAGTTCGTTTGCCAGACGGGCTACGGTATGCTCCGCTCTTATCCCCGCTATATCAAATACTGGGAACAGAAAGAACGGGACAAATACCTCGAAACCCAGTCGCAGAGTGCCATCGTCAACAAGTCGGGACAATACTACCAGCTCATCAAGGAGCAGCAGGCTGTCGCCGAGAAGAAGAACTACACCGACAGCATCGTGGGTCGCACGGTGGCAGACTACATCGAATTGAAAATCAGCGGTGAGGGAACCTATTACGACAAGGAAAGCGGCAAGGTGGAGCCCAACAGCAAATACGGGCTGATCACTTTCGTCGATTTGGGTCCGCAGGTACAGCTCTCCTCGAAAAACAACATCGTACTGACCACGGTGCAGGGCCGCGACTACACCCGCAAGGAGTTCATTTCGGGCGGCGATCTGGAATTTACCGTAAACGGTCGGATAACCAGCAAATATCCCGACGTGTACCCGGAGGCCGAGCTGTCGAAGTTCTTGAAAATCGTCCAGTACAAAGGTGTCATCGACTGCGACAACACCATCCTGCGGCAGTTGAAAATCTCGCAGCTTATCATTCTGGGTTACTCGCTTCCAACCGCCGAATACAGGAATGTTCAGCCCTATACCTTACAGTGTGTGGCTGTCGAACCGTCCGAGGCGGTAGAGCTGATTTCCAAAGATGCGGAGGTGGTGGACGAGGCCATCGAACATACGAACAAATGGATCAAGTGGGTACGGTTCGGCACTGATGTCATCGAACCGACCTCCATACTAAAACTGAACAACCTATGGCTGTAGCACCGCTTGACGTACTATGCTGCCGGATTACCATCGGCGATCCCGACCCGGGTAACCCGATGGCGATACAGAACCCTGTCACACTCACGGAGGTGCAGGAGGTCGAAATCGTCGAAACCTACAAGAAGCTCATCGGCACGGCGACCATCCGCTTTCCCAAAGGGACCGTTTTCCGTTCCACCATCGTCGGAACTGCCACCCTCGAAGGCAAGGATGCCAGCCGGATAACCACCGAGGTCATGCAGGACGGCGTGGTCATCGAGAAACGTTCCAGTTACTCGGCGATGGACGCCACGACCTTCAAAATCGGGCAACGGGTGCGTATCCGTTTGGGGTATAACGGGATGTTACGCACGATGTTCGACGGGTACATCACTGGCTATAACACCGAGAGCAGCTTCGAACTGAAATGCGAAAATATGGCCTACAAACTCAAGCTGAAACAGGCGCCCAAGTTCGAGACGCCGGCATCGGGCACGAGCGTGAATGATGTGATGGAGGGCAAGTACAACATTCTGAAAGATACCGGGTTCAAACTGCACTCCGAGACCAAACGGTTCGACATCCAGATCGGAAAAATTAAAATCACCGACAACTTCACCGTGGCCGACATCCTCTCGGCGTGGAGCCGCTACCGCATTTACTGCTTTCTGAAATACGACGAGAACAGTCCCGACCAGATGCCTGCCATCGCCATCGGCCGCCCGTATTCATCGTCCAAGAGCCAGCCCCGGTTTCCGGAAGACACGTCGTCCGGCCCTTTCCGCATACGCTTCGACACGCACGTGGCATCGTCGGACTTGAAAGTGCTCAAAACAGACCCGAAATTCCTTGCCGTGCAGGCCAAGGCATTGGGCTCGGATGAGAAATTCTTCGAGGTGACGGTGCGCCTGAACCCCGACTATGACCCGAATACTCCCGGCAGCAAGGAGTTCCAGACCGTGAACGCCACGCAAATTAGCAAAAAGACGCACAAGGTCACGGGCAACACCACGGCCAGCGGCGCACAGACCCGCACGAAAGCCGATCTCTCAACCTACACCGTCGTGCCCTACATGTCGCCGAACATGAAAATCAACTCCGACAAGCTCGTCGAAGAGGCCATCGAATACTTCCGCAGCTACAACCTGAACGGCATCAGCGGTTCGGTGACGCTCTTCGGGGATTTCGGGTTATATCCGGCTTGCCAGGTGGAACTCACCGATGACCGGAACCCTGCTAAGAACGGCACCTACATCGTCGAGGAGGTTACGACTACCTTCGGGACGGGAGGCTACCGGCAGAAAATCACGATACCGCATAAAATCAAAGGAACAAGCAATACTTACGGTACCCGGAAATAA